AGCGGCTGCTGTGTGGTGATCGTTTCCGGCCGATAGACGCACACCGGCCCTCCGGGTGCATCGAATGACTGGGCGTGGGCGGGAATAGCCAGTGCGACTATCCCAAGTATCGTTGCGAGTATTGCTTTCATAGTCCTCCTGTTGTGGCCATCTACCAGATAGCCAGAAAATAGACGAGCAGCGCAAGTCCTGTGCAAAAAAGGAAAATCGGGAATGGGTGTTCCTGTTTGGTCACGCGCCACCTCCGAATCTGACCCAGCCCAGCCAACCGATGAGGGCCATCGTGACGAGCGCAAACAGCTTCCAGCCTGTGGTTTCGCTTTTCCGTGTTAGGATGAATATCCCCATCGGAAACGTCGTTGCCAGTAGGTATATGATCACGTAATCCATTAGCGCACACCTCCAAGCGTGGCAAGAATCGTCTGACCTGCGATGATGCCAATGATTACCGCAATCCAAATCAGCGTGCGCATCTGTATTCGGATCACGCGCTCTGGTTTCTGGTTGTTGTTGTCTTGGTCGTTGTTCTGCATAATACTCCTTTGTTGTTATGGCTTTCGAGCCTTGTTGATCTTGTCCGCCTCGACCTTAGCGTCGATATGCGTTGGCTTGACGCCACGCTGCTTCAGATCGGCGGCGCGCTCTCGTGAGTATCCCATCAGCATCTCACGGACGCTGCACGATGACTCCGGTTTCGATGCGTCAAATGGCTTGCGCTCGCTGGCCATCTTGCGACGGCACCAATTTACCGCGCCGTCGCGGACTGTCGGTGTCACGTCGTCAAGCGAACTGGGCACGTAATCCTGAGCGGTCACGATTGTTGACGCGACCAGTACCAGTGCGGGTAGTATTGTGGCTTTCATCGTTCCTCCTGATTTTGTGGAGCCTGAAAAGCGTTTCAAACTCCGTTAATTAAACACGAAATGAAACACGGAATTAGACACGAAATTGCGAGCGTGTTTAATTGCGCGCGAATCACTCCCCCTCCGCCGCTGCGATCGCGGCAACTATGCGTTCCGTCACATCAGCCTCTGGCACGATACAGAATTGCCGTGATACCTCGATAATATAGTCATACGCCTTACGTAAGGCGCTATTAAGCAATGGCACAGCAGCCATTTGTCGGGCGTCCTCTTCCCAGAAATGCACAGATACCGTTTCATAGGATTCATCGTATACCGCATATCGCAACTGAGTTTCTGGAAACTCGTTTGACGCCAGCTCTCGTATTTCCCACTTCTCACCCATCACTCCCCCTCCGCCGCTGCGATTGCGTTACGTGCTTGGTCAAATGCCTCTTGCACCGCGGCTTTATTGGCGACGATTGGCGTCAGTCCAATCACAGCCGTCAGCGTCTCCAACGCTTCCAGCATCAGCGGCGCAGCTGCGATTAACTTTGCATCTTTACGGCTGGTGACGTTGGCTACCAGCTCTTTGCCATTTTTCGCAAAGACGCCATATTCAACGGTGCGCACTATTTCGCGCTCAAACGGTTGTTTCACCACTTCCCACTTTTTAGCCATCGCTCCCCCTATAATCTCGCGGTGACAATGCCTTGCTGATCTTGGTATTTGCCCTGACGGTCACCGTAAGTGACAGCAGGACGCTCGTCGAGTGCGAGCATAAGCAGCTGGCCGATGCCTTCGTGCGCGTAAACACGCATCGGTAGAGGCGTGGCGTTGGAAAGCTCAAGCACAAGCTGGCCCGTCCACCCCGGCTCAAGTGGTGTCGTGTTGAGGATGAGTCCACACCGCGCGTAGGTCGATTTGCCAATCACGAGCCCGATGTGATTATCCGGCATCGTGATCCGCTCGTGGGTCACGCCCAGCGCGTACGAGTGCGGCGGCAGTGTGTAGTAGGTATCAGGGCTGTTACGATAGTCATACTCGGCATCGAGCGTGATCAGGCATCGCTCATCGAAACGCTTCGGATCAATGACTGCATCGTTGACCCGTCCATGGACAGCCGTAAACAGCTGCATCCCAGACGCACTCAGCGACAGGTCATACCCTGCCGACGACGTGCCAAAGCTGATAACGCGATCGCCGTGGTACTGGCGCACCTGCCCAGCGTGAAAGACATCGAGTATCTCCGGCCCGTACTTCTGCCACCATTTGTCACTGCGGATCATCGCGCCTCCTTCGTGATGGCGACCAACTCGGTCACGATGTCAGGAGCCAACGCTATATATGCGTGACTGTACATGCTGATGGCATCCAGCGTGTCCACTACGACGTAACCAGGATTCTCACTGGCCAAGATCGCGCGCGCAATCACCAGCAGTGCGCGATCACACTCCAGCTGCGCCTGATTTACCGCTCCAAGGAGCTCGTAGTATTTGGCAAGCTCAGCGTCTTGGTCGGTGACGAGGGCGTCCTGTACAGTCTGCGATTGCCGGTTGCCTGCGCGAGTCAATGCCTCAAGGATAAGGCGACACTGCGCGTACTGAGTGAAAGCTGTTACGTCAATCATTTTTGTCCTTTCGGGGAGGGCGCCCTCCCCTGATAGCGTGGTTAGTTAATCGGTCACGTCTTCTGCGCGAACGCGAACCGCGCGTCCATCGTGAGCCACGAGCCATGTCAGGTAATATGGCCCCATGTTGCCGGTTTTTGTGATGATCGAATCGCACTCCATCAGTCCATTGTGATCAGCTACGATATAGAGTCGTTCATCTTCGATGACATCCTGTATCGACCTGCCAGCGGTCAATGGCAGCTGGATTGCGCGTCCATTGGCAATGTGCCGGGCAAAGATGACATGAGCTTGTTTGTCAGTCATACATCATGTCATCCACATCATTAGAATTTGCAGATGCGTAGTGCGGCTGTATTTTCGCACGAGCTGGAGTCGGACTAATATCTGATTCAGAGAATGCCTGACGGTCAGGCTGACCATCGCGCTCTGCATCGAGCTGATTGAGGCGCGTGCCGTAGCGCGTTATCAGCTTCTCCAGCTCCTCCGGCGACAGCAGCGCAAGTGAATGGTCGAAGAGGTCGGGCAATTGCTGGCCGGTCATATTCGCGATGCCTTGCAGGATCAGCGCGTCGGCGACTCCGAATCCTGACAGCCCGTCGAGGATCTGCGAAAGCTGCTCGACCAGTCCGGTATCAGCTGCGGTCACAATAGGCGCAGGAGCCTCAGAAATGGCGCGTGGTGCTTTTTTGGGTGCGGGTGCTGGTGTTGCAGGAACTGCGACGGCTGAGGGCGTTACGTCGATGACGTTCGACGCCTGACCCATTTCCTCGCTGGTATAAATGCCGCTCATCTCAGCCGGAAACGCTTTGCGAAGCGAGAGAGCCTCGGCGCATTTTGCCAGCTGCGCGGCAGGCATACGCGCCCACATCGGATTCGGCCTGACCTGACCAGACGACTTATCCTTGTACGTCTGGCAGTACTCGCTAAAAAGCGCGACGCCCCAAAATGGCTCACGGCATCCAGCGCGCCATACTCCTACTTTGGCTGCGCGTGGCGGCTCGGTCGCCAGCCACACATCGACCCACTGGCCATCTGCGCCACACCAGAACGGGCCAGACTGGCCCTCATAACGTCCGGTCCGATCGGCGATGAGGCGATAGCCATCGATGCCGGTCTGGATCTCGCATACCTCACGCTGGGCTTTTGCGTCCCAGCGTTTCACCAAGTGGATCTGGCGGGACAGGATGTCGAGACCCTTTTTCTGCGCTACGGCAAGAAACAATTGAAACTCGCTCTCGCTGGCCCCTTTGGCGAATGTGTCCCGGATTAATTTTACCTGATCCTGAGAGTACGACTCGGCCATCTGGCCGGGTGTCGTGATCGTAATTGCTGTGCTGCTCATATGTCCTCCTACCAGGTGCTGCGGCTGCGTCGCAGCCAGTCGTTGATTGAATCGGCATTGTCGCGCCGAAGCGTATCGTCCGGTGCGCGTTCGTCGTGCTCGTCGTCGCAGTCGTCACGATCAAGGTCGTAGTCGTCGTCTCGTCGATTGTCGTCGATCATTGCTAATCCTCCACGCAAGAAAAGCCACTCCGATGTAGATCAGAGTGGCTCGAAATTTAGAAACGGTACACGATGCCGTTCAGCAAAACGGCAGAGATCTCGGCAGTCTTGCCGATGCTGAGGTATCCCTCAGCAGACCAACTGCCTACCAGCCCATCCGCCGACAGCTCAAGATTATAAGCGTCGTCGGACGCCGCCATCTTATCGAAAAGCGCGGTGACGCTCTCCGCCGTGGTTTTGTGCATTGATCGCCACTCGTCGGTGGCGAAAGCAACGGTCTCGATCAGCTGGGCAGCGCGGCCCACTGGCAACTCCTCGATCGTCTCAGGTTCGTCCTCCTCGCAGCCGACGAAACCAGCGTGCCGGAACACGGCAACCTTGCGGACGCTGCCGTCCGGCTGCGTCTGATCAACGCTCTCCCGGACGCTGAAAGCGTACATAGGCGTGATCCCGTGCGCACGAAGGGCGGACTCGAGTGGGGCCATCAGGTACGGCGCGCCGCCGATCATGGCGTATTCGAAGCAGTTAGCCTCAGTGTGGAGCGGCTCTCCGGCCCACTCCTGGGCGTACGGCAACGCCGATTTTTCGCGCCAAATCGCGCAGCTCGCTATCTTGGCGATCTGCTGTGCCCTTTGCGCAACCTCGCTTGAGCTGGGCAGAGTCTCAAATGTCAGTAGTGAGCGAATTTCCATGATCTGCTCTGGGGATAGCTCCCCTGAGGTCACTCCGGCGGCGATCTGCTCAGTAGTGGCGGTGTGCTGGGTAAGGTTGAGTATTCGGTTCATTGTTTCTCCTGTTGTGGGGCCGTGCCCCTGATAGCTGCGTTAGAAAGGGATAGTCTCGTCACCCTCAGCATCGGCGTCAGTGACGATTGGTATCATGCAGAGTCCGCACGGGACACCGTGCCACTCAGGAGAGCCATCGCTGGCCATATACGGCCCAGTGACGATGACTCCGTTTTCGCATCGTGGGTCAATGCAGGTCATCGGCTCACGCGCCAGTTCTTGGCCGTCCGCGCACTGATGACGAACTCAACGACGCGAGGCATACCAAATGCCGAAGTACCAGCTGACTCGTCCCACGTCAGCTCGAGAATGCGGCCATCGGCCAATCGATACTCCTCGCGGCAGCGAGGACCAGCGACGCGCCCCGACTCTGAGTTGACGATGGTTGCGGTGCGCACTAAGGACGCAATTTCGGTCTGGTTGATCATTGTCGTTTCTCCTGTTAGCTGCGTTTGCGTCTCCGAGAGCCTCACTGCCCCCGTCGACGATGCGAATATATCGCGAGTAATAGTTATTGTCAACAGTTATTTTGCAAGTCGTTTACTTTTTTCTCGTCCACGACTGGATCATCCCAAACGCGCACTCCGTGAGACTCCGACCTGACGTGAAGCCCGATCTCTACCGCCAGCTCGTGCGCAGTCCGTGAGCACACGTCGATCGAGCCGCGCGTTGTCGCCGAGAAGCGAATGTACACGCGCTGAGTAGCTGGCACGTCCGTCAAACCGCGCACCAGGCACAGCGTACACGTCCCGACGGATCGCACGTCGTAATTGACGTCGTCGATGCGCGGCCACACCTCGACGATAGCGATAGGCTCGAAGGAATACCCAGCGGTGATAGCAGCGACCGCCTCTGTGCGTGTCTCCCAGCACTCCGGAGAGCGTCGGGGGAACTGCCCCCCCTGCTCTATGCGCCATCCATCAGCGGCGCGCACGACGCGCTGAGCCGTGCTGGCTGCTGCTTCTCTCGCCGCTAGACGCGCATCTAGCGCGCGGTCATTGCGCTTCTTCAGCTGTGTCGGAGTCGCCGACACGCTCGACGACAGCGACATTGGCCGCAGTCTATTTTCGATTTTGGGCTTCACATTGCTCCTAAATGTCAATCGCCCCTGATCGGGGCGTATCGGTGGGTTGCGGCTTGCGAAGCTGACTAGTCTCCCGCTCTCGCAATAGGTCGCAATGAATGCACCGGCGACCGAGTGATTGCCGGTGCGTAAAATGCGTTACCGGGGCGCATATCGCGCATACCGGATAGTCGCCGAGGTGATCGTCACCGCACCTCTGGCAGATGGCGTCGTTCACAATGGCATCTCCCATCCGCGCCACGGGCGAACAACAGAGTCCGGCGTAAAGCCGGACTCGTAGTGCAGATGGCATAGTGCCGCGACGAGTGTGTCTCTTTTCATTATGCCACCTCCAGCTTAGTCCGCCGAAACGGCGTGACCATTGATGCGCCGGTTGTCCGACCGCAAGATGCCTCGTAGATGAGGCCAAATGACGTCCATGGGCCGATAGGCTCATCATTCGTAATCTCCATCGGCAGGTGTGGCTCACCCGCCCACTGACCGGAGGGATAACGCTTAATCGGCCACGAGAAATTTAGCCACCGCCAAATAAACGGATCAGCTGTTTGTAGCTGAGACTCGACCCGCAAAGCGGAAGTCCCCGCCATATCAAGCACTCGCGGCAAAGCCATCGCCGCCGCTAACTCTGACCAGACGGTGCCCTCAAATAGCCCGTCGTCACCCTGATGGGTGGCTGCGTAGAGCGCGCGCCAGTGGCTGCGCTCCGAGTAGGATCGGGGCTCAAATGTCTCCGTAAACGTCAGCGTGTCGCCCTCAAGCGCAAGCGTCGCGCGTCGGTAAAGCTGGGGACGCTCATGAGAGCTCCACTCGAAAGTGCAAGTATGCTCGATGCGACGAATTCTCATTGACGTTTCGTTGTTGGTCAGAGTCTGGAATAAATCCATACTCTCCGGGACATTGGCGGCAAATCCGCCGTATCCGAGGTGCTTCAAAATTGCGATGATGTGCTTGCTGTCGATCTGGTTCATGTCGTCTCCTGTGGTTGCGCGGCCCGATCACGAGCCGCTGATAGTTGATAGTTATTTTGTAAAAATCCACGCGCGCTTATCGGTAAGGTCTGCGTCCGACATATCCCCACCGCCGAAGCAATCCTCGCTATTGGCGCAGCCCGTGTGATATGCGACGTACTGACCGTCGGCAGGGATCGGCTCAGACTGGGGGTGAATATCGTTGAGGTTGACTGCGTACCCGCAAACTGCGCACCGTTGCGGGGCGTTGATCTGGTTCATTTTACTCATTGTTTCTCCTGTGGTTGCGCGGCCCGATCACGAGCCGCTGGTTGTGGTGAATGGTTAGGCTGCGTCTTCGAGATCCTCGATAGTGAGACTTTCGAGTGCCGGCGACCAGTCGTCGCCATACTCAAGGCCCATATCGTGAGCCGTGTCCACGACGAGAGCGACAGCGGCTTCGAAGGTCGCCGGTGTGACTTCATTTTGAAAGCAGCCGTCAACCCAGTTTTGGACATCTCGTCTACTATTCATCTTACGCATTGTTTCTCCTGTGGTTGTGCGGCTCGTCGCAGGACAAGCCGCTGATTGTGGTGGGTGATTAGCGAGAGACTCGCACGGCCCAGGCGTTGCGGCGGCTGCCGTCACCGCCGACGAGTACGACGCGACCCTGAGCGTCACGGCACTCAATCAGGCCGTCGCCGTGATCGGCCACCACGGTCAGCCCTGCTTCCGCGATCTCGTCAGTGACGAGCGCGTTCTCGCTGCCCGTGAGCGCGAATCCGCGCCCGTCGTTGTTCAAAGCTGAGTAAAGGTTGCGTGCTTCTGTGCTGGTCATTGCGTTTCTCCTGTTAGCTGCGTTTGCGTCTTCGGAAGCCTCATTGCCCCCGTCGATAAATGCACTATACCGGAGACCGTGAATTATTGTCAACAGTTATTTTGCAAATAAATTATTAAAATTCGTTTACTTTTATTCTTGACAAGTCGGCGCGTTCGTTCGAATGTCCTCTTCGTGAACGAAATTGATCTTTTGACAATCCGACAGGCCGCCGAGCTCAAGCGCGTCGCAATCAGCACTATCTATCACTGGTTGCGCTCTGGCCGTCTCACTCCCTACTCTCTGTCTACTGTGACTGGTAGCTATCGTGCCGTCAGTCGGGCAGAGGTCGAGCAGACGCAGATACTCAAGCGCGGCCGGCCTGCAAGAATATCGTCGATACCAGATCTGACACCAGATCTGACTATCGACCAGGTGTAGGTGGACTGATCACCCGCAGGCGCGATCTAACGATCGCTTACCACCGATTACCCGGTATGGCTCCGGGTCAGGTGGAGAGATACTTCCCACGCTCTCCACCTCCTACCAAGTTATTACGGGTTTCCGCTGCCTCTCCTGTCGGCGGAATGTGGGGATGGGTCGCTATCGCATTGACGGCCCTTCCCCGCTGCGTTTTTTGAAGTTTTGCTCGTTGTTCTTTGTGCAAGGAAGGTCTTGATAGATTCGAAGCTGGGGCATCGAACGCAACTACTACCAAGGCCCGATCTGGAAATCAGCACCAAATCGTAGCGATCCTACGTCGAGCAAATAGCCGGTCAGTGGCAGAGATTGACCGGCATCTGGGATGGATAGGTAGCGCAAAGGTCTGGCCCGATCTGACGCGCACGGGTTCGATTCCCGGCCATCCCCTTACTGGCAGTCGTAGCCAGAGATCACGCGATCTGAAGCCACGGGGCATCGACACCGGTTCATGTTATTTTCTCCAATAGCTGGTTATTCGGGAGTGCCCGCGACTCCCACTTTTTTGTGGGCGTGGTCTAACTGGTCACGACGGTCAGAGGAAGCGCGCAAGTATCTCTGACAAACGCTGGTTCGAAGCCAGCCGCCTGCATTGCTAGTGTGGTATAATGTATCTGGCCGCTGGGGTGACGCTCAGTAGTAGCAGGCCGAAATGGGAAACTGGGATAACTACAACATCAATGAGCCTTTTGAGAAGGCGGGTCAGGCAACCGATAGGCCGTCAACCTATCACCAGTTTCCCACCTGCCCGTTTTCTCAAAGGGCTTTTTGTTCGTCAATTCAGCTATAACAACAGAACGTAAATCACGAATCACAGAGGAGCACATTAACGATGAACCAATTTGAGACAAGCGACTACACTGAGTTTCTATGGAAAAAAACTCAGCTTAACGACGGTGACGGATTTGATCCGTTATGGATGCCTGAGTTTTTGTTCGACTTTCAATCTCACCTTGTAGACTGGGCTATCCGTCGCGGTCGTGCTGCGATCTTTGCCGATTGCGGTATGGGCAAGACACCGATGCAGTTAGTGTGGGCAGAGAATGTCCACAGGCACACAAACAAACCAGTGTTGATACTCACACCATTGGCCGTCTCGACTCAGACGGTGGAAGAGGCTCAGAAGTTCGGGATCGAAGCGAAGGTCAGCAGGGATGGATCAATCGACTCACCTATCATCGTCACCAATTACGAGCGGCTGCACCATTTCAATTCGTCAGACTTCGGCGGGGTTGTGTGCGACGAATCGAGCGCGATCAAGTCGTTTAATGGTAGTACCCGGATAGCTGTTACCGAATTTATGCGCAAGCATCGTTACCGACTTCTGTGCACGGCCACGGCTGCCCCTAATGACTATATCGAACTGGGCACCTCAAGCGAAGCTCTCGGCGAAATGGGAGCGCGGGATATGCTGTCACAATTTTTCAAGAACGATCAGAATACGGGCGCGGCTGATGCTGGTCGAAGAGCCTGGTCAGGTCATGGAGCTACGATAAAATGGAGATTCAAAGGTCACGCTGAGGTTCCATTCTGGCGGTGGGTGTCATCCTGGGCGAGGGCAATCCGCAAGCCATCGGACTTCGGATTCAATGATGATCGATTCAAGTTGCCAAAACTGACAGAGTCTGAGCATTTGGTAAAAGCCGCCACACTTCCCGATGGATGTTTGTTCGAGATGACCGCTCAAGGGTTGACAATGATCAGAGAAGAGCAGCGACGTACGATTAACGAGCGTTGTGAAAAACTAGCAGAGCTTTGCCAGACTGATCAGCCTGTTGTCGTCTGGTGCAATCTCAACGATGAGGGCTCGTTGCTGTCAAAGCTATTGCCTGACTTTGTTGAGGTGTCTGGCAGTAGCTCTCCGGAGTTTAAGGAAGAAGCGTTTAACGGATTCCGTCACGGGCAACTTCGCGGACTGATCACGAAGAGCAAGATTGGCGCGTGGGGTATGAACTGGCAACACTGCGCGCATACAGTTCTTTTTCCGTCTTACTCATATGAGCAGTATTACCAGCTGGTTAGACGTTTCTGGCGATTTGGTCAGGAGCGTAACGTTCAGGTCGATATAGTAACGACAGAAAGTGGTCACGACATTATGGAAGCCTTGAAACGCAAGGCTGATCAAACTGACCGAATGTTTTCCTCACTGGTTGAGCATATGAACCAGTCACGGAAGATGACAATAACAACGAAATCAACAAATATGGAGTTACCAACATGGCTGTAAGCAATCAGGTTATCACTAATGATTATGCGATTTATAACGGCGACTGCATCGAAGTGATGCGAGCTATGCCAGCTCAGTCTATACACCTTTCAGTATACTCACCGCCATTTGGCGGTCTATACAACTATTCAAGCAACGAGCGCGACCTCAGCAATTGCATTTCGTATGATCAGTTTTTTGAGCATTACGATTTTGTAGTCAAAGAACTTCATCGGATTACCTTGCCAGGTAGAATGACGGCTGTTCATTGCACTGATATCACATCTGGTAATACTGGGTGCGATTCGTATTACGACTTTTCAGGCGACATCATCCGCCAGCATCAACGGCTTGGATTTGATTACGTTGCGCGTTATTGCGTATGGAAGGAACCACTGGCCGTGCGTAATCGCACAATGATGAAATCGCTGGCTCACAAGTCGATCGTTGAGGATTCGTCAAGATGCAGCAATGCAATGGCGGATTACCTTCTGATCTTTCGTCGTCGTGGTGAGAACAAGATACCGATTGCTCACCCTAATGGATTGTTTGAGTACTACGGCGAGCGGTCAATGCCTGCGGATCTTTTGCCCTATCGAGGTTGGAAGGGTAACCAGATCGAGAACAAATACTCTCACTGGATCTGGCGTCAGTATGCGTCAGCCTTTTGGGATGACGTTAGGGTTGATCGCGTTTTGCCGTATAGGGAAGCGCGCGGTGAGGATGACGAGAAACACGTTCACCCGTTACAGCTTGATGTAATCGACCGGTGCTTGACCTTGTGGTCAAATCCGAATGAAACAGTATTCACGCCGTTTATGGGCGTAGGCAGTGAGGTATACGCTTCAGTTGTTCAGGGTAGGCGAGGTATTGGTGCGGAGCTGAAAGAGACGTACTTTAATCAGGCAGTCAGAAATCTGGAAGACGCTTTAACCAAAAAGCCAAACCAGACACAGCTTTTCGAGTAGGTATTCATAACAGGTATATGACGAGCTGAACACCTTGTCATATACCTGTTTCTCAAAGGGCTTTTTGTTTGGAGATGCAATGATGAAATTGACAGAAATTGATCCTCTGATGATAGCGCGTCCGACTGTTGCGGTAGTAGATGGCAATTTGAATCAAGCATATCTTCTTAGTCAATTAATTTGGACGGTAAACGATCGTTCAGAAGATGCTGAATGGCATAATTTTGACGCTGAAGACTTTGCCAATCAAATCGGGATGTCTTATGAGTGGCTTCGTTCTCAGGCACAAGATTTAGCCAGGTATGTGTTTTTTGGTTGGCGTACTTGGAATAGGCCACGACCGATAATTCAGTTTAATTTGCACTTATTCTATCAGTCCCTTGAGGAGAGCAAATGAAGCTAACCAAGATCCTTAGCAGTCCGATTGCTTTTCATCGATGCCTTGCAGAGTTGGCCGGGTCGGTGACATCTGGCTTGATGCTCAGTCAGGCCGTGTATTGGATGGGAAAGACCAAAGATCCGGATGGATGGTTCTGGAAGACTCAGGACGACTGGTTGGAAGAGACGATGCTCAGTCGAAAAGAGCAGGAATCTGCTCGTCGTCGGCTGAGAGAGATCACTTTTGAGGGGGAATCTTTGTGGTGTGAGCAGCTGCGTGGCGTACCGGCAAAGCTTTATTATCGAGTCGATATGGACATACTAGAACGCCTCTTAACGGCAGACCAGTATGCCCAAAAGGAGCAATCCAGTATGCCCAAAAGGGGCATACTAGAAAGCCCAAAAGGGGCATACAAGAACGCCCAAAAGGGGCATACATTCTTATTAGCAGAGACTACTACAGAGACTACATCAGAGAGTACGGCAGAGAGTACGACAGAAACCACGGAACCGGCGCGCGCGCCGAGACCTCTTCACGTAGTCGAGAGTGCAGACATTGACAGCTTAGGCGACGCATTCGACGAAGCCTACCCTGGCATGTTCAATCAGTGGGGAAAGCTGAAAGACATGCGTGAGCTTGTCAAACGCCTGAATGCGAATGCATCGCACGTACGAGAGTTTCCATCATGGCTCAAAAGAGCCTACCCCCTAAAAGCGAACAATCACTTTGCGTTCATGGATCTCTTCCCCGAGTTCGTGAAGCAGTCACCAAAGAAAGCGACTAAGCCTGTCTCCACTTGCGGCAAGTGTGATGCCGGGTACGTCGTCAACGATCAGGGGCTTGCGGCTAAATGCCCTTGCCAGTCACCACGTCAGGCCAAAGCAGTCTGACACGGTAAAATATAACCACTACGAGGAATAACGATGAACGACGACGAACTAATCCAAACACCACGCGATAACTCAGCAGAGCGTCTCATCCTGGGATGCTTGCTCTTTAATGGCGACCTCGCTTCAGAGCTTGTCAGCGATCTTTCATCCGACGACTTTTTCCACCCGACTCACAAGCAGATATGGCGCGCTATCCGTCATCTCGAATCACAGCGTCAGACTATCGACTTGCTCACTGTTCCCCGCACTATCCAGTCATTCAACGAAGCTGCAGATATCGCTTACATCTGCGCTCTCGTTGACAGCATTCCCCGATACTCCCGCGCTTCTTACCTCTCAACTCACGTCAAGCTGGTCAAGTCAGCGGCTGCACGTCGCGATCTGCTCAAGGTCAGCTCGTGGATGATGGCCAATGCAAACGCCAACGACACCACTATCGACGACTTGCTTGCCGAGTCGATCCGCAAGCTGCAGTCAATCGAGCTGCTGAGCGAAACGAAGGATGAGCTGATCCACTCGTCAGACGCAGTGACGCGCACGTTTCAGGATCTCGAGGAACGATGGGCGCGTGGCGATAAGATGCTCGGACTATCGACAGGACTAAGCCAGCTTGATGACGTCACCGGCGGATTGCGTGGCGGTCGCTACTACGTCATCGCAGCCGGCACGGGAATGGGTAAGACCACACTGGCCTTGAACTTCGTCAACTCGATTATGACTCACCGTCGCGCCGAGAATGCGCGATGTGCCGGACTTGTCATATCCCTCGAGATGTCCGTTCCTGAACTTACTGTCAAGATGCTTGGCATCAATACGCGCATCGACACCTGGCGGATTGAGACTGGACGACTCGACAACGATGAGCGACGCAAGCTCATCATTGCCGGTGACGTGCTCTCAGGTCTGGACATCGAATACTGCGAGGGCTTCTCACAGGTCACGCCTGCCAGCCTTCAGTCGATGGTTGAGCGCGTTAAAACCCGTCGCGGCCAGATCGACTTTCTCGTTATCGACTACCTCCAGCTTGTGGACAGCAACGGCAAGAACCGCAACGAGAGCGAGCACCAGAAGATCAGCGAAGTCAGCCGCGAGCTGAAGCGGATTGCGATCAGATACAATATCCCTGTAATTGCTCTCAGCCAGCTCAACCGCAAGTCCGCCGATCGAACGACGCGCGACTACCAGCTATCCGACCTTCGCGGATCCGGATCAATCGAGCAGGACGCCGACTGCGTGTTCTTCCTCCAGCCGGACGACTGGAACGATGAAACGAACATGAAGCGCAAATTCCGAATTGCCAAGCATCGCGCCGGCAAAAAGGACGTCACCGTAGAGCTTATGTTTTTCCCGGCACATTCGCGATTCGCACAGTTCGCGGATGTCAACGAGTACTAACCACACCATCACAGAAAGGGACTATCGCAAATGCGAAACCATCACCGCCAGTACACGGCCATCCTCGAGGATAGCCATCAGACGCTCGACTTGCTGAAGAAGACAATTCAGATCGACATCGAGAAGTGCGCACACACTGATCCGCCAATGGCCGATCAGCTTGTGCTTCTCAAATTGACCATTGCTAGATTTCAGCGTGACATGTTGCACCAGATTGCCCTACAACGAGACGAAGCGTTCAAGGTAGGGCAAAGTATAGGGGGTGCAGCTTGAAGGGCCTTAGAAGCCTTCCTGTGGCTCGTGGGCGCACCGTCAGACGCCAGTCAGGACAGATGAACCTGACCGAAGCGCGCTACGAAGCCGAAATGCTCAGACCGCGACTGATGGCTGGCGACTACTGCGCCATCTGGTTTGAGCGATTCACTTTTCGCGTCGCCGATGATTGCCGGTACACACCCGACTTTGTCGTGCAGCTGGCGAATGGCGAACTCGAGGTGCACGAGGTCAAAGGATTCTGGGAAGATGACGCACTGGTCAAAATCAAGGTCGCTGCCGACCTCTTCCCTTTTCGATTTGTCGCAGTACAAGCCATCCCGAAGAAAAGCGGCGGTGGCTGGAAGGAGCGTGAATTTTGAGATTTGCCGAAATACTACAGGGCATCTTTTTTCTGACTATCAGCTTGTTGATTCTGATGGTCGTATCGTTTCGACTAAACTATGTGTCGTGGGAAGAGCTTCAGCTTCCCGTTATCGCGGTGACAGTAGTGGCACTGGTCGCGGGTGCGGTCGCTGCTATCTCAGACGCAATCACCGGACGGCGCAATTAACCACACAGCACGAAAGGGATAATCACAATGGGACTTTTTGACCTAAACAAACTTCTCGACAAGGACGACAAGACCAGAGGCGAATCGTTGATGGAAGAGGCGCGATCCTTCGATCTTGCCGGCACTGGCGGCTTCCTGGCAATCGTCAAGTATTTGATCTTCGCGATTCTGGCCAGTCTCAACTTTCATCTGTTCTACTCGCACGTGCCTGGCATCTGGGGAGTAGCACTCGGGTCTGTCGCGCTTCTCTTTGAGGCGTGCTGCGTCTACTTCTGGAACAAACAGAACAAGAGCGCAGGTGCGCACAAGATTGCGCTGCAGTCATTCGCGGTGCTGTTCACGACGATCAGCTTCGTTCACGGATGCGCGGCACTCTACCAGATCAGCGGCGTCGGGCCGACGCTCGAGAACACGATCTACAACTATTCCAAGTACGTTGCCTTCCCGCTTCTCTTTGGCCTGATGGTTCTTGCCGTTTGCGTTCTCCACGCTTTCCACTGGTCAACGGCGATCAGCGAATCACGCGCGGATTCTCTTCTCGCGGCTGAACGTGGACGTGCCCAACTTGTGACTCAGGCTTTGGAGCTTGAGCACCAGTCGGAAATCGAGAATTCGCGGTTGGCCTACTTTGAGCACAAGTCCGTGCTCGAGGAAAAACTCGTGGGCGCAATGGAGAATTACATCCAGATCAAAGAGCGGTCACGACGTGCAATGGACTCTGTGAGCGATCCAGAGCTTCGTCAGTCGCTCCTGAATGCGATGGGCAGGACTAGCACGTCCGCACCTACCCAGCGACGAATCAACCCGCTTCCGGCGGCGGCACAGGCGTCAGACCCAAAAGACAATCCCCCGAGTTAGATCGGGGGGATGCCGAGATGGTGCGCGTGATTCGCGATCAGGATATCGACGATCCGACCATCGAAGAATACGTGCACTTCCCAACGCCCGGACGCCTCGCGCCGTCTGTGCCAGTAGTGGCACAAGATCAGTCACAACCAGTGGCACAGTCAGTGGCACAAGCTCAGAATATCGAGTCTGTGCCCGTGACTGACTCGGTGGCACAAGGCCAAAATTCCGACCGTGTGACCAGCCCGTCACCGGTGGCACAATCGCCAATAATGCCGCCTGTGCCCGTGACACAACCAGTGGCACAGATACGTGTGTCACTAGTGGCACAACGGCCAAATCGGAGGTCATGTGCCACTAGTGGCACATTGGCGTTAAGGTCTGCTAAAATCAACAACTTACCGAAAGGCAAGTCTCACACTGTGCCACCACCAAAAATAGCGGGGCACGAGTGGCGACAAGCCGGTGCGGGATGGTCACTCTGGCGACGTGTGCCCACAATTTCGGCGACAGGCAAGCGCACTTCTGAGCGCAAATATGTGCGATACATTACTCAGTCTGCAATCGAAAGGATCTACAATCGGAATGGAAAATCGAAACCACAAACCAAGTCTTGAGGAGGTGCAAAGTTGGCCTGTGCCACTTCAGCAGCTCGAACTTGCAATGCTCTGTGACTCGCCCGTGCCACTAGTGGCACAGCAGGCACAAGATCACCTATTCGTGGAAATCTCCATCGACACACCACAGCTCATATGCCAATTATGGGAGGAACAAGAGAGAGCTCAGGCCGTCATTTGACGGCCCGTGCCACAACAAAAGGACAATCACTTTGAGCGAAAACGGATTGATTCAGAAAGACTCAGCATCTAGTCAGATCGACTGGATGTACGCCATCGACGGATCTGCAGACCAAATTGTGCACAGCCTGCCATCGCGCACAGACGAGGAGGTATCAGAGATCCGCAACTCAGCGCGCGCACTCGGAAGGGCAGCGTGGAGAATCGAGGCGGCTTGTGATGCGGTCATCCTCGACCGTGTCAAGCTTCGCGGCGGACGTGGGCAGAAGGACATCGAAGGCGTAGGCGTCGATGCCGCTGTGCGCCAGGTAGCACACGACCTCAACGTCACGCCCCGAACGATCTACCAGAACGCAGCCATTCACAAAACATTCTTTGCCGAACAACCAGGCGAAGACGGAACGTCTGAACGCGCGATCAGTAGTTTTGATCACCTCGAAGAGAAGGAGTTCTTCAAGGCTGCATTACGGTCACCTGACCCACACGAGACGATCGAGCTGCTGGCACGAAAGAAAGCCGAAGACCCAAACTTCTCGACGCGCGATGCGTGGCAGCTGGTCAAGCCGCGTCACGTGCCAGACCTGACAGCGATACTCCCGGCAATTACTCTCGACGACGACGGCCAGCGCATATGGTCGAATATCTGGGAGCACGTGAAAGCGTTTGCCACGAAGTATCCGGCAACGCGCCAGACACTCTTCGACGCGCTCGATGAGGTCAAATACATCGTAGAGATCCCCGCTCAAGCCGTTCAGGAAAGGATCATCAATGTCATTCAGAATCTGGGCATCAACGAACTTGATCCGATTGCTGACTTTCTGCGAGAAGATCGCGAGGTGGTGCGGGTATGGCTGAGCAGGATGATTGATGACGACGTGCTCACATCGCGCATTCAGACAATGGAAGAGCGCGTACCAGGCGCACGAGGCCCGGCGCGCACTTACTACGACATCGCCTAATCACGGAAGGGGACAACGAATGGAAAGCAAAAGCACAACAACTATCAAGAGTTACGGATCGGCAAAAATGGTCGAAAGTTGGGGAGACGATTACTCGATTGCCAAGATTGCCAGAGTATCGACGGGATCAGAGAACAAAGGCAAAGCCGCCAATCGCCGACTGATCAAGACTCTACTCGAGCACGACCACGGATCGCCGCTTGAGTTTGGTGGGATGATATTTCGGATGCATATGCCGCTATACCTTGTGGCACAACTGCAACGTCACCGGATGGCCAGCTACTCTCAGCGATCCGGCCGATACGTCGAAATGGATCTGACATTCCACAAGCCGTCCGGATGGCGGCGACAATCGCTTGTAAACCGTCAGATGTCCGACACCCTTATCACCGACCAGCAAGCGGCTGAAAATGCTTACCTGGGGGCAATAGAAGCGTCTGTGACGGCATATCAGAAGCTGCTGTCACTTGGCGTGAGCAGGGAGCAGGCGCGAACGGTGCTACCAGTATGCACGGAGACCGAACTGTACGCGCAGTTCAATATCCGATCACTGATGAACTTCTTGCGACTACGAAAGGCGCACGACGCACAAGGCGAGATACAGCTATACGCGCAGGAAATGGAGGATCACTTTGTGCGCCAATTCCCGCTTATCGGCGAGCTGCATCAGATATTGTGTGAGGTTGAGTCGGATCTTGCGTCGCAACGTAAGCAGCTCTGGCAGCGCAAGGTAGACGACCTTACCGAGTTTGAGGTCAAACGACTCGAGCATTGGACAGAGCAGGCAAGGACGAACGAAGGCGTCGATCCGGAAGAGTACTAAGCTCGATCCGCATTCTCTTCACGCCTCAATATGCGCGTAGCCCAACGTAAGCCAGCATCCCCGCCCCAAAGATCCCACGCAACACGACCAGCCGAAGGAAAGCCTGTCTCACCCTGACGTGCTCCTTCGGCTTTGAGGTCTACTGCGTGACGCGCAAAGTAACTGACCATTCGCTTGATTGTCTCGATCGGTATTCCCTTCCCGTTGCTGAGATCTCGTGCACGTGCTACTCCGATCTCAGTACCTCCACGTCCATACTCTCGACGCCATTCAAGGGCGCGTTTTGCTGTCGATTGAACGTCTATTGGCGGAACTGCTGGCATTGGCATAATCAACCCTCCAATAAAATATTTGCACTCGAGACTATATCTTTGGGCGATTTAGAAAAAATTCAGCGAGGTGATTGATGATTACGATAGGAATATTACGAGCAGTCTTTCCACGAGTTGAGGCGCACAAGCTGCAGCTATTTGCTATCTGGTTTGGTCGTTATTGCGATGAGTACCAGATCAACGACAACAAGCGTCAGGCGGCATTCTTTGCGCAGATCGGACACGAGAGCGGCGACCTTCGATGGATGGCTGAGATATGGGGGCCAACGGCGCAACAGCTGCGCTACGAGCGACCGACCACGCTTGCAGCGTCTCTCGGCAATACAGAAGCTGGCGATGGGTCACGCTTTCGTGGTCGCGGGCTGATCCAGATCACTGGACGCGCCAATTACACAGAGGCCAGCATTGCGCTATCAGTGGACTTTGTGGGACAGCCGGCACTTCTGCAGCGACCACAATACGCGGTGCAGTCTGCTTGCTGGTGGTGGAAGAATCGCGGACTAAACGAGATTGCTGATATCGACACTGAAGACTCATTCAAGGCAATGACCAAGAAAATCAACGGCGGACTGAATGGATACCCTGACCGATTGGCTCGATGGATGAGATTGCGCGAAGTGTTCAAACTCGACTAACAGAAAAGCCGAATGAAAAATTTTTCAAAATTTCGCGGCATAATCGAGACTCTCGACAACCATATGTTGCGAGGCTTTATGTCAGGTGGTCAGAGTACGTGACTCTGGTTACTTTCAGATCTGAAACAATTGGAGGATCGATGCAGAAAATAATCTCAATTCTTGGCGTGATCAGCTCGGTAACATTTGCCGTAGCTCCACAGTTTACCTCTCTTCAGCCCAAGACGGCGGCGTGGCTTGTGCTTATCGGCACGACTGTTACTTCGGCTTCAGGGGCATTGATGAAGTTTGGCGAAGATAACAAGGTCATTACAGCTATCGGCGTTGCCGTTGCGGTGTTGACGGTTCTTGCCGGAGCTGCGGATCTGTTGCCTACCAATGCAGTTTTTATTCTGACCGTGGCCGGCACCGCGCTTGCTGCAGTAGGTAAGTCGCTGTTCAACTTTTCGAGTAACGACGACGACTTTCCCGGCAATGGTGGCAAGGGTTTTATCATTCTCCTGATGCTTGTCGCTGGTGTCGGGAGTCTGACAGCTTGCGAGAAGGATAAAGAGTACGCAAAGACGCTTGATCGCGTCTCCGGATACGTCAACGCTGGCATCCAGCTTGTCGATCGTCAGACCGGAACGGGCGAGATGTCGAAAGATACCGGCATCGTCATCACGACGTCGCTTGTACAGATCAACGAGCTAAATCGACAGTTGATCACCGTGTCTCAGTCGTACATATCGAAGGACGGTCAGCGTCTCGAACTGACGGGAGACGGCAAGACTAAGATCCTGTCAATCCTGATCAGCTCGCGAACGATCGCCAATGAGCTGGTAAACAATCCCGTATTCAAGGCCATTCCCGACGCGAAACGACGTCAGTACACAATCCTGATTGATGACCTGGTTGGCACGATCGCGTCAATCACAGAGCTTGTCACAGTCGCAAAAGAGGTGAAAAAGTAATGAACAATCAGATCATTCAGAACCCGGTAACGGGATATCTCAACTTTATTTCGTATGCCGCGCTTGCCATCCTGAAAGAGATTCTTGCCGAATCTGCACGGTCTGGCAAAAGCGTGGAAGAGCTTCTCGACGCTGCTATGATTCAGACAAACACCAACGCTGATCAGGCTGCTGCGCTCTTGGCACGGCTGAAGGGAGAGTGATCCATCATCTACCGTGCGCCATTGCCATCATCGAGGCCGACCATCTAACAGGCTCGAAGATACCGGCAATGGCGCACATATCAGCCCCACGAGGAACGCTATGAACGAAATAATGAATCAGGCCATAGGAACGATCGTAGTATCAGTAGTTAGTGTCCTTGTCGGGTGGATGATGAGTGCACTCAAAATGACATCGCGCGTCGAATTTACGCGGCGAATCAGTGAGATCAATGAGCGACTTAAGCAGATCGAGACCGAACAGAAGACCTTTGTGACGCACGCGGAATTTCGAAACACAATGCAGGACTTAAAGGAGTCACTCGAGAAGCAGCACGATCAACTTCGTGATCAGCTCAATCAAATCAATGCCACGCTGCTCTCCCGGCGAGGCCCAACGCAGGGGTAATTATGGCAATTGGAGTTGTGAATTTTCCTACAACGCTTGACACGCTCGACACGCTCATCAAAGCCACTGACAACGCAACTACCACGCTCACCAGTGCGGTCAACAGTACAACTGATGTGATTACCGTGGCGTCAACAGCCACGTTTGCCTCAAGTGGACTACTGGCAATCGATAACGAGCTGATCACGTACACGGGCAAGACAAGCCTGACCTTCACCGGATGCGTTCGCGGCTTTAATGGCACGACTGGCGCATCCCACGGCAACAGCTCACTCGTTGAGAATGTCGATTCATCGGCATATCACAACACTCTGGCCGCGGCCTTAGTTGCGACGCAGACCAAGCTGGGAGCCGGTGCTACAACCAATCGCGCTATCGTCTCTGATGGATCGGGCAACTATACGGCATCAGCGATGACCTTCAACTCGACCGATACAGCCTTCGGCAACGTCGGCGCGATCGATTTTGATACTACGCCTGCCGGAACCGTCACGACTGCTCGATACATATGGGACGATATCGATGGCACGGTCAATCTTGGGTTAAAAGGCGGAAACGTCACACTGCACGTCGGCCAGCAAAACATCACGCGAGTTGTCAATAAGACTGGAGCACAACTCACCAAAGCTGCATACAAGATAGTCAGAGCGGGCGGAGCGCAGGGACAGCGATTGTCAGCACTGCTGGCGCAGGGAAACAGCGAGATTAACTCAACTGACATCCTTGGGCTGGTGGCTGAGACAATCGACAACAATCAGGAAGGATTCGTTGTACAGCTCGGACTTGTCGAAGGCATCAATACTACGGGAAGCTTGCAGAGTGAGACGTGGGCCGACGGAGACGTGATATACCTGTCGCCAACGGTTGCAGGCGGACTCACAAAGGTCAAGCCGGTCGCACCGAATCACTTAGTCATCGTAGGATACGTGGTATACGCTCACGCCAACAACGGCAAGATCTTTGTCCATCACGCCTCAAGCTGGGAGCTTGACGAGCTTCACAGCGTGCTGATCAGCTCTCCAACTAACGGTCAGTCGCTGGTGTACGAATCAGCTACTGGTCTGTGGAAGAATCAGGCAGTGGTCGCGACACCTGCCGGCACGTCAGGCAGCTACCAGTACAACAACGCTGGAGCACTTGGCGGGGGAAGCCTAAGCGAAGGCTCAAGCCTCGTCACCAGCTCAGTCAACTTTCGAGTGCCAACTGGTGGATCTGCGTCATCGACGACATTGCAATTAGGTTCTGCCAATACAGGCTTCTACCTGTTGTCCGGATCCGTTGCGGTATCAAGCCAAAACGCAGCAATGATGCTGTGGAATGGATCGAATGGCCATGTCACAATTCCCGCAGGGTATCAGTACTCATTCGGTTCATCGGGATTATCATCGCCGGATCTTGGGATGATTCGTCACGCTGCCGGAGTACTACGCATTACCAATGCCGATGGATCGTCGGGTCAGTTGCTGATCGGCGCAAGCGGCGCAACTGCCGGTGGACAGGCTCACGTCATATCAAGTGCCGCAGGTACAACCGGACTGCGTGTAGATTCAGCAGCGTCGCCAACGTCACCCATTCTTGACGTGCGCGTCAATGGCACAGCCGATAGCGGCATCAAGGTTGACGCCTCAACGACAACGGGTGACACTCGATTCTTTCTATACGACGCCACGGCCGGCACGATCAAGCGAGTGCTAGTTGGTGCAGCCGATTCAGGTGGCTCAGGCTTCAAGGTGCTTCGAGTCGCTAACTAAACAGAAAAGGGAACAATGAAACTTGCCACAATCACATTTTTGATCGTCACTGCTTGTCCGGTTATGTCAGCCGGACAAAGCATTACCAGTATATATGCGCGGATCGCTCCGCCTTCGCCGTCATCCGGCAACTCTGCGCAAATTGGCGCAGGTGTGGATGGAATCTACTCACTTGGTGGTGGAATTTACGCAGACATTGACCTGAGTGCCGTTCAGGAGACCAAGACGTATGTTGGTAACGGTTGGAGCCTTCGAGGCCAGTCAGAAGCCTTGTATCGCGTAAATCGGGCATTCCTGATTGGTGGCGGAATCACAGCAGCCCGTCACACTAATAGCCAGTACACGAAGTACCAGTATCAGCCCATAGCTACAGGCCACTATCGACGATCAGCGGCAACCGATGTTTACGCCAGCTACCTATTCAAGGCTTCCGGCAACGATAACCAGTTGCACGGATACCGCCTCGGATATCGCGGGACATATGCCGCAACCAATAGTCCACGCACTGGACTATTCTTTCAGGTAGAATATACACACTTTCGATTCCTGACCGCCTTTCGGGAGCAGAGATCGGGCGGCGTCGTTGTTCTTGGCGTCGGAATCAGTCGCATAGGCAAGTAATATTTACACAGAGGATCAACCATGAAAATCAAATTGCACCAATTGTTCACAAGCTGGGCCATACTCAAAAAAGTCTCTCAGTTCGAGATCGAAGCAAGTCAGGCCATTCGCCTCAATCGCTTTATGCAGTCAGCCGAGAAGGAGCACGCGCTCATCGAAACGCAGCGACTCCGCCTTGTTCAGCAATTCGGCGAAGAGTCGAAGGACTTACTAGGTGAGTCGGTGTGGTCAGTGCCAAAAGAAAAAGAGTCCGAGTTCTGGGCGGCATTCTCGCCGATACTCGCCGAAGAGATCGAGATATACAATCCCGCATTATCCGCCGATACTCTGGCCGGTCAGAAGATATCAGCAATCGACTTCTTTGCTATTGCGTTTCTATTCAAGAACGAAAGCGAGTCTGAATAATGGCCGTGTGGGGCGAGTTCAAATGGGGAGTGCGTCGATTCTGGGAGCAGTACTCGCCGATCTTTGGCGCAACCGTTACCATCTCGACATCACAAGTCACCGTCGCCACAATCTCACATATCATCGAAGGTGGATCTACTATGCCAGAATATGTCGTCGGTAACGTCCTCAAGCTTGCGGCCAATTTCAAGAACGGATCTACCGATGTCGATCCCGGATCGATCGTACTCAAGATCAAGTCGCCACTCGGTACTATCCAGACATACACCTACGGAGACGATGCCGACCTGGTGAAAGACTCGACAGGTGACTATAGCTTCAACTACTCGCCCGCATACGAAGGGCGATACTCTTTCCGGTGGGCAGGACTCGGCACGAACGCCAGCGCGGCTGAATCGTCGTTTGTCGTCACCGAAAGCCAGTTCAACTAAGTCGCCAGATAGCCAAGATACGCGCACAGTTGACCGCTGACGCGTTTTTCTGCTTCAGGTGCTAGATAGGGTAGGGTATGCCGCCAAAACCGACTACAAGCCAAATTGCCGCAATGGCCGAACAGTTCAAGGAAGACTTGCTCAACCTCGAACGTCAGTCAGCGTCACGTCTTGTCCGGCATTACGGGGCGGCCTACAAGCGTATGCAGTCACGCATTCGCGCCCTTACCAATCAGATCGAGCGCGCGCGAACCACCGGCACTCGCATCAGTCCCGCATGGCTTTTCCAGATCGAGCGGTATCAGGAGCTAATGCGCCAGGTCGAAGCCGAAACGTCACGCTTTGCCGGCATTGTTGAGTCCACAATCAAAACCAATCAACGCAAAGCCGGACTATCAGGTATCGCTAACGCGCAAGCCATCGGCACGGCCAGCATCGAAGCGGCTGATCTCTCCGTCAGCTTCTCGACACTCAATCCATCAGCCGTCGAATCAATGGTCGGATATCTGGCCGACGGTTCCCCGCTCACGCGCATACTCAGCCGACTGCCCGCAATGGCCGCTCAGTCCGTCACAGACGCACTCGTTGAAGGTGTGACGCTTGGCTACAACCCCGAGAAGACGGCACGACTTGTTCGTAATGCACTGGGCGGCGACCTGAACCGCGCACTAACAATCACTCGCACCGAAACACTGCGCGCATATCGTGAGGCTACATACCAAACCAACCTCAAGAACTCATCGATCGGCTCAAGCTGGGTGTGGATCGCCAGCTACAGTCGCCGCACGTGCGCAAGCTGTCTCGCACTTGCCGGATCCGTTCACCCACTGTCCGAACGGATGGAGTCACACCCACGATGCCGATGTACTCAGATGTTTCTCGTCAACGGGCTACCCAATCGCGTGGAACCCGGCAACGAATGGTTCGCCAAACAGGACGAGCCAACGCAAAGAGCCATCATTGGCACAAACGCAGGTTACGAGGCATACCAGCAAGGCAACCTCAAGTTGACCGACCTTGTAGGCCGAAAGAATGATCCCCAATGGGGCAATCAATACCATCAGCTATCCGTCAGGAAAGCATTGCAACAGCAAGGCCAATTTCCCGGATACAATCGCCAGCAGCAGGACGCTGTCGGCGACTTACTGACAAGGCTCGGCGGGATGCCTGAGTAATGACGAAAGGTAATCAACAAATGAAAAAGAAATCAGGCAAGGATACTGGTGCGTGGAAGAATCGAATAGTCTCCCACGGTGAGCAGCCAGCAAACCAATTTTTAGCTCACGAACTGAACGCCCGACGTCATCCAAGCAAGCAACGCAATGCTCTGCGTGGATCATTGAACGATGTGGGATGGATTGCGCCTGTAATTGTATCTGCTAAAACTGGTAAAATTCTTGATGGTCACGCCAGAGTAGAAGAATCGTTATCTCAAGATGAAAATTCGCTCGTGCCATTTATAGAAGTGGATGTCAGCGAAAATGAAGAGCGAACCATTCTTGCCACATTTGATCCAATTACCGGGTTAGCAATATACGAGCGAGAGTCTCTTGATGCATTATTACAAGAAGTGAATACTAGCGAAATGGCGCTTCAAGAATTGCTAGCCGATCTTGCTCAAAAAGAAGGTATTATTATACCTGATGATGTTAATGTTCCGGATGTATCGTCTCAGATACAAGGATTAGAATATCGCGTTATTGTGATTTGTGATTCTGAGTCTCATCAATCTCAATTATTAGAACAATTCGAATCGGAGGGTCTGCAATGTCAAGCATTGATATCGTAGTAAAGTCAGATATATCAAATTCGTCACGAGTAAAGCAATTAAGCGCAATGTTCGATGTTCCCCCTCAAGAAGTTTCAACTTTACGGTGGCAAGGCGAATTTAAATACAACGATCAACCGTGGAATGTTGGGTTAATTGTTGGACCATCTGGATGCGGTAAAAGTACCATTGCGCAAAAAGTATTTGGGAAAATGCCAGATCTGAAATGGCGAGGTAAAAGCGTAATTGATGATTTTGCATCATCTCTTTCGATCTCAGAGATTTCAGAGATGTGTCAAAGCGTAGGGTTTAATACAATTCCTGCATGGATGAGACCTTATGCAGTATTGAGCAACGGCGAAAAGTTCAGAGTTGAAATGGCTCGTCGATTGCTTGAGCTGTCTGATCCTGTCTTTGTCGATGAGTTTACGAGCGTAGTAGATCGACAAGTGGCGCAAATAGGATCGTACGCTATTCAAAAATACGTGAGAAAAAATGGGCGGAAGTTTGTCGCTGCGAGTTGTCATTATGACATCATTGACTGGTTACAACCCGATTGGATATTCGAGCCAGCCACGATGACATTGACTAGGAGGTTACTTCAACGACGCCCAAACTTACAGATTGAAATTTCAAGAGTTCCATATGAAACGTGGAAAATCTTTGCCTCCTATCACTATTTAAGTGCAAATTTGCATAAAGCTGCTCGATGTTTTGGGTTGTTTGTAAATGGTCAATTAGCTAGCTTTGCTGGGGTATTGCATCGCCCACATCCTAAAGTTCGCGATATAGTAGGCATTTCTCGAAACGTAACTCTTCCTGATTGGCAAGGTTTAGGATTAGCTATGATTTTAAGCGATAATTTAGGATCGGCTTATAAAGCAATCGGAAAACGACTTCATCATTATCCCGCGCATCCTGGATTTATTCGGTCATTCGATAAATCGAAAAACTGGAAAATGGAGAAGCGTCCCGGTATGTTTTCATCGTTAGACGGGAAGACATCAAGTCTAAAGAATGTTAGTAAATCTCGTCCTTGCGCAGTATTTAGCTATCAAGGACCGTCGATTGATTATTCAATTGCCAATACGTTTATAAATAGCAATGTCTAAAAAGAAAGCTACAAAAGCAACGCCTAAAAAAGCAAAAGAAGCTCCGTGGCAAGATAGATTCTTGGAACTATTTGCTATCTCTTTAAACGTGGCTCTTTCTGCTCAAGGTGCTGGCGTAAATCGAACTACAGTTTATCGTGAAGCTGAACGCAACAACGATTTTGCTGATAAGTGGAACGAAGCTAAACAGTCAGCAATTGAACGCCTTGAGGCCTCGGCTTATGATCGAGCGCATAAAACATCAGATACTCTCTTGATTTTTCTTCTCAAGTCTCACAAGCCGGGAATTTATCGAGAGACTCATCACATACAGACAACTCAACTAAACATCAACTACGCAGACCTGACACAGCCGCAACTTGAGAGGCTCGCCAATGGTGAAGACCCAGCAACAGTCATATCAACAAAACGCGATAGCTGAGTTGGCGCGGCGCGAGTTGCTGAGGCGTGGTCGAGACGAAAGCTTCATCGATTTTGTCAACCGGATCAATCGTCGTTACGTGTGGTACAAGCACTGTCAGGTAATCGCAAACGTAGTCGAGCGCGTCGAGCGTGGCGATATTAAGCGGCTGATGCTATTCGTTCCGCCACGTCACAGCAAAAGCGAGACAATCAGCCGACTATTCACGGCATACTACCTGCGCAAACATCCGGATCAGTGGGTTGGCCTGACAAGCTATTCGGCCGATCTGGCATACGTTCTCAGCAAGGCGTCTCAAGAAAACTTCGTCGAGTCTGGCGGTGTACTCGATAGTCGGGCCGGAGCGGTGAAGCACTGGCAGACAAGCGCAGGCGGCGGACTGTGGGCGACTGGTATAGGTGGGCCTATCACCGGCAAAGGCGCAAATCTTGCGCTTATCGATGACCCACTCAAGAACGCTGAAGACGCCTCAAGCGAGGTCATCCGCGAGAAGCAGAAGGAATGGTACAACTCCACGCTATACTCCCGACTTGAGCCAGGTGGCGCGGTAATCGTCATTCAAACTCGCTGGCATGAGTCGGACATCAGCGGCTGGTTGCTCGATCAGGAAAGCGAAAGCCCGGAACACTGGCACGTTGTGAACCTGCCGGCCATCGCTGAGGAGCCGCGCCTATTGCCTGATACGTGCACGTCTGAGCCGGACTGGCGCAACATTGGCGAGGCTCTATGTCCTGAGCGATACCCGCTTCACCGACTCGAGCAGATACGCTCACAGATCGGCGGATACTTCTTTGATGCGCTATACCAGCAGAGGCCAAGCGCGAAAGAGGGTAGTCATTTCAAGGTAGGTCAGCTGCAGATTGAAGACGCTCATCCGGTGCTACTACGCGAATGCCGAGCGTGGGATCTGGCCGCGAGTGCCGGCAAAGGTGACTACACGGCAGGCGTCAGACTTGGTGTTGATGCTGATGGCGTCTGGCATATCGTTGACGTGCGGCGCGGTCAGTGGGCACCTGATGAACGCGACAACGAGATGCGGCAAGCGTCACAGCTCGACGGGCCAAAGGTGCGCATCAGGCTTGCTCAGGATCCGGGGCAAGCTGGCGTCGATCAGTCACAGCGATTAACACGTATGCTCTCAGGCTTCCCAGTGCGGTCAGAGCGCGTCAGTGGCGACAAGTCTACACGTGCATCAGGCTTGGCATCTCAGATCAATGCAGGCAACGTAAAGCTCGTAAAGGGTGCGTGGAATGCGGCATTTATCGAAGAGTTCCGCCAGTTCCCACACGGCAAGAATGATGATCTTGTCGATTCTACTGCAGACGCATTCAACGAACTATCGCTGGCGAATCAGTTCTCACAAGGCAAGCTGCTTCGATAGTTAATAGCTGATTGTCGAAAAGTTTCGATGTGCTATGATGCATCATCTGGTCGTGGTTCGTTGTTCCTTTCTGTGCGGCGGGGGTCTATGGAGACTCCCGCTTTTCCTTTTGGTACTTGCTTATCCGGCAACCTCATACTTATTGTAAATAAATAAACCGTCGAATAACTGATACTTGCCAAGCCCTGTCGGAAAAGAAAGGAGCTTATGGCGTATCCAAGTTTTTCAGACGAGAAGATTGCGCGAATCATCGAGTGTTACCTGCGCAATAATCGAAACATTCAAAACACCAGCATCCAGCTTGAGGTGGGCTACAATGCAGTATCAAAGTATGTCCGCAAATGGCAAATGGGCCAGCTGTCCCACATCCAACTCCCACCATATTCAGACGCGCCGGTAGAAGTACGAGCGCAAATCGAGAACGTCGAGAGCATCAGCACTGGCGATATGCGACGGCAAATTGTATCGCTTCGAAAAGAACGTGATGATCTGATGCGAGAGCGTGAACAGCTGCAGAAGGTTGCAGCCTTCTTTGAGTTCGTCAAGGAAGCAAGGATGGTTGTGCCTGAGTGGGTGAGCAAGCGACCATCACGAGGCAGCAAATCGGCAATACCAACGGCTCTATTCTCAGACGTGCATCTTGATGAGGTAGTGAAGCCGGAGCAGGTCAACTTTGTCAACGCATACAATCGAGCCATCGCCGAAGAGCGCGTGAAGCTGTTCTTCGATAACACGCTTGAACTATCAAAAGACTACTTGCAAGGCTTCAAGTACGAAGGCTTCGTAATGCCACTTGGCGGCGATCTCTTCAGCGGCATCATTCACGAAGAGCTTGCAGAGACCAATGCAGCCACGATCTTTGAGAGCTTGCTTTACTGGGCGGAACCGATAGCATCAGGCATTCGCAAACTTCGCGATACCTTCGGGCGAGTCTTCCTGCCCTGCGTGGTCGGCAATCACGGACGACGCAAGCACAAGCCGCACGCAAAGAATCGCGCGCAGGACAACTTTGATTACTTCTTTTGCCACCTGCTGAACAAGTTGCTTGCCAACGAAAAGGGCATTACTTTTGCCATATCAGAAGCCAGCGATCAGCCGTACAATGTCTTCGATACTCGATACCTTCTCACGCACGGCGACCAGTTCAGAGGCGGCAGTGGCATTGCCGGAATGCTGTCACCGCTGATGATTGGTGACGCGCGTAAACGAGAGCGTGAAAGCGCAGTCCAGCGGCCTTACGACTACCTGGTGATGGGACACTGGCATCAGCTGGCATTCCTTCGCGGACTCATCGTCAACGGATCGGTCAAGGGATATTGCGAGTACGCCTTTCAGTCGAACTTTCGATATGAGCCACCACGTCAGGCATTCTGGATCACTGACGCCCACCACGGTGTAACGATTCAGGCACCGATTCACGTTGCCGCCAAGAACGAAAAGTACTCAGCCAGCACCGGCAATCAAGCGATAGTCTCTATGGGGTGAAAATGACATCGAGGAGCAAAATTACAACCATCGAATCCGACGATCTCTTGACGTTTCGCGTATATCCAGAAAACAAGCGACTACACTTCGATGTATTTGTGTGGCCAAGTAGACGCAGGATGCGCGAGTACCTGAGAGAAGCAAGTCCTGGACTAAGCGTCTACCAGATACTGGCTTGTGTGCTATGGCCAACCAACGAAGCAGACCGTGCACGGAAGACTCAGCTTGGCGAGATCCATTTCAATAGACAGGACCTGGGGTCGGACACGATCTGTCACGAGGCTACCCACGCAGCCTTGAGATGGGCACGATATATCGGCATTGATGTTGGCGAAGCAGGGGATGGCTCATCGGCTCCTGACTCCGAAGAGCTTGTCGCATACGCAGTCGGTACGATCGCGCACCAACTCGAGACTGTACTTGTCGATAAAAAGTACAAGTAACTTGTGGATTTTTATCAACGATGTCCTTGTGATGTAGTAATATCACAGAGCCTCATATGTTGAGGCGGAAAGGACAAAATGGAACTGACCACGTCACGACTGATATACCCAGACGCGCCTTCGGGATTGCTGTCTGGGTATTGTTCTATTTGCGGCCAGTACGACATCACGCACTTCCACCGCAACGACCTACTGACTCCCACCTCGGCCAACCTCACGGCCATCTTCGACTTTCACCACGAGCACGTTTGCCGCTTCTGTTCCGCTATATGGCGAGAACCGAAGAAGTATCACCGTGCAATTTACGCCGATCACGAATCGGTGCTATTCCCCGTGATATCTGCGGAGACCGCATCATCGGAGCGTCCGTTATGGGCCGACGTTATCCGGCAAATGCCGACAGACCGAGAGCGCGTTATCGTGCTCACCACAGATCCTAAGAAGCGAGTGTGGCCATTTGCGCGCATCAGCTCCGGTAATGTGGCGTGCATATACCTTCACGATCCATCGCGTGGAGTGTCGGGCAATACCTGGGTAGAGATAGCACGGCTGAGAGAATGCCTTGTGATCATCGAAGAGGCTTACGAGCTTGGATTTTCGAAGCCAGCGATCGAGGAGTCGCTATTCACGTCCTACAATCAACTACAGGCCGTAGGATTGGCCACAACAACACGAATGGAGAAAGCCATATCATCGTATAGGGCCACTCCTGAATTCCTGCCTGCGCTCATTGTGGCGCAAAGAAAGGTAACACTATGACCACATCAAACACTGGGATAATCGCGCCGTACCGATTCACGGCAAAGGCCACATCCACGGTTGCCCACGGAGAAGCCGGAGCCAACTCGACCGGGGCCAATAACACGACACTCTTTGCCCGGGAGTTGACATTGCTTCAGCGTGACCAGCTCTCGTACAGCAGCGACAAGGCGCAAGCGGCGATTGAATCACTGATGAACGTGATGCCGATCACCGAGTCGTCTGTCGAGTTCCTTCGAACGCTATCAGGCGGCGAATTGATCGCGACACTATTTGCTGCTCAATTTCCGATCATTTATCGCGGCGAAGGAGAAGGACTATTCGCCGGACTCGAGCGTTACCAGTACCTGACAACGCGCCTGACTGACTCAGCCGTAGCTTGCACTACGCTTGCAACTGCGTGGGCGTACGTCTCGCGAAAGCTGAATCTGACCGCGCCATCAGCCTCGGCGCATATGCCGTTGATGGCACTCTTTGCACTGCCGAAGCCGATACAGGCGGCTGCGCTTGCGTCAGTCCTGAAAGCTCCTGAGATGGTCGTTATGGGCGCGCGAATGCTAGCCGAAGGACTCAAGGCCACTAACTGGAAATACGCAGAAGCCGCAGATCGAGAGACCGAAGAGAAGGCTCAGTACAACGTGACATCTACGCAGCTTCTCGAGTTGTCGGCGAATAGGGGCAGCGTGCTAGCCGTGCGAATCCCTGCGATATCGGGCAACTCGCTTCGCCACAACATACTACGCGCACCAGGTGCGACGCGCCTTTTGTCGCATCTTGGACTTGGGCCGAATCAAACAATGGTACCGATCGCCGTTGAGCGGTTCCTGTACTCTGGCGGCAACACCGTCAAGGGCGCGAAGGCTCCGGGGGCGGCGGATCTACTAGAAGCAAAGGTGCGTAGTCACTATCCGATCGTTGACGCACTTGGCGGATCGTTCGATATGTTCCTGCTCACTCGGTCGCAGGTCAGCGTAAATAGCTGGATAGTATGCCGGGAGAATAACTGGATCACGGAGCGTAAGACAGAGGGAAGCATCGGATCCGATGTATCGATCTTCGATCTTATCAGCGAGGTGACACGTACTCGGTCAGGCATTGGCGGCAAGGACAAGGAGTCGGGACAGATGATCTTTGCCTACGAAGCTTTGGCCGCTCAGACAGAGATACTTGTAGAGGTCAGCTTCCAGCCATACACGCAGTTTGTCACGATTGGCGCGGTGATGCAGGCGTTGACGGACTGGAACACGGAAGGCGCGTTTCTTGGCGCGAAGTCGGCGCAGGGGCACTCGCAGTGGTTGCCAGACTTCCCGGATGATGATCGATGGGCACTTGCTGCCGACTACATCGCACACCTCGACAAGAACCGAGAGACGTTGCGCGATGGACTCATCAAGGCCACATTCGGAACGGAGGTGCAGCTTTGTGGAGCGTAATGCACATTCCAGAGCTTGACGAGTATGGCGATCGTATAGCGGCTCTCGAGTATGAGCCGCTCAAGGTCACGGTGACGACGGACTCGCCCGTCAGCTGCAATGATCCGATATCGCTTGACGGAGTGTTGGCATACGCAATGGTCACGGATGCACTCAAGGGACGGCCTTTTCCGCAAGGAAAGGGCCCATACTGGCAGCCGCTTCCGCTCCATTGCGCAAAGCTGATTGAGGGTTTGCCGCTATGGTCAAGTACCGACTTTGTACCGACCAACCTTCACAAGCGAATGACTCACATCCACAGACGGACGGCGGATAACCCGTACGCAATGATCGGCCTGATGCGATCTGCCTACGACAAGCGACCGCGCCGCTTCCCGTCTTCGGCCGCGGGGCCGTATATGGACTATCGAGTACCAGAGCGTCGTTACGTCGCGGAGTCGTGGTCGGCATTGTGTCTCGGCAATCTTGAAGAGGTGCGACGACTTCTCACGCTTGTTGCGACTTTTGGCAAAGGCGGCAAGCGTGGGTCGGGATACGTTCGGCAATGGACGGTTGAGCCGGTCGCAGACTTTTCATTCTACACGCACGATGGCCGCGCTTTGCGCCCAGTGCCTATTGGTGCCACTGAAACAGCGTGGGCAGGGGTAAGGCAAGGGTGGACTCCTCCCTACTGGCTCAAGGAAACGTGGCTGCTTTGTCAGCCGTCAGATGTGGCATCGATATTATGAGCATTGTGAGCTGGGCCGATTACGGAATTACGGGTGAGGTCACGGTTGGACGACCGGCAGCGGCAGCACCCTACAAGCGTCAGATTCAGCGACGCATCGACAAGGCATTGTCGGACATTGACCGCTTGGCCGTCTCCACAGACGGCCATTTTTACTCGGCAATATCATTCGGTGCTGATTCGCTGGTCGCTGATCATCTGATGCGCCGCTACTATCCCGATCATCCGGCAATGTGGGTCAATCAAGGGCCGCTTGCTGAATGGCCTGACTGCCTGGCACTCAAGGATCAGATGGTAGCCAACGGTCTGCCGCTGGTCGAGTTGACACCGGACGTCACGCTCTACGATTGGTATCGATTACACGGCATCCCGACGTCTTCGGCAATGGATAGCAAGGACGACAAGGAGCTGAACGAAGCGTTGATGTACGCGCCTATCCGGCGATACCAGGAGTCATCGGCGGCGCGTGGCTACTTGTGGGGGCTGAGGTATGATGGCGAAGGCAACCATCGTCGGATACTGATCCAAAGTCGAGGCACGCTATATCATCGAAAGACCGATGGTCAGTATGTGTGCTCTCCCGTCGGTCACTGGAGCAAGCACGAGATATGGGCATACATCGACCTGTTTGCGCTGCCCTACGCGAAGATGTACGACATTGACCGACTCGAGATCCGCAACGGGCCGCCAATCGGCACAAGCGCGTTGAATATGGGGCGAATCGTGAAGCTGAAGCACAACTTCCCGCATATTTGGCGAGTAGCTGTCAGTGAGTTTCCCGAGTTGCAGAGGTACACGTGACGCCACCGTACAAAATCATAATGCGATCGCATCCGGATAGAGATGACCTTGTTGAGCAGATAAAGCCGCTACTGCCTGAAGATTCGATGTATAGCAGAGATTCCGCTCGTGAAGGTGGACGAGTAAACTTCATCCGCGCTATGACTATGGCTGAGGGTGACGCTTGCTTGCATCTTGAGGACGATATCATCCTTTGCCATGACTTCATCGACAACGTGAACCGTGTAGTAGAGTATCGCCCAGGTACGGTGATTCAGTTCTTTTCGCGAAGATCGGCAGACATTGACATAGGGTCGCGATACGAATCAGGACGCACCTTTTTAGGCGCGCTTTGCTTTTTCTTGCCGTGTGGAATGTCACGCGATTTGTTGAACCATTGGCCAGCGTGGAAGGACAAGGACAAACACTTCGACGCGGTCGATTTATTCGTTGCCGACTACCTGAAAAACCAAAAGCTCAAGTACTGGATCGAGATTCCTTGCTTGGTTCAGCATCGACAGGTCGTGTCAGTCGTCGATAGTCGTCGATCCAAGTACCGCCAGACATCTACCTTTCTTGGCGAATAGCTCACCACTCGCCCGAAAAATTATTCTCGCGACTATCGCAATCTTGCGATATGAACAGCGAGAGCAACAAAAATTCACCCGCCTATCACAACGAAGCTCACGACGAGATGGAGCGTCGGTGGGACATCATCGAAGCCGTATCAGGTGGTACGCTTGAGTTACGCGATGGTGGCGCAAAGTGGCTACCGCTCGAGCCTGCCGAAGACCAGCGCGATTACGCTATCCGGCTTCGTCGGGCAATATTCTTCAACGCCTTCGAGCGCACGTTGCACGGACTTGTTGGACTCGTGTTTCGCAAAGATCCCGAGCTTGCCGATGATAATCCCGATCGAATCAAAGAGCTCTGGGAGAACATCGACAATGCCGGAACACACGGCGCAGTCTTTGCCAAGGAAGCGTTCACGATTGCGTGTAAGTACGGTCATTCGCTGATCTATGTCGATATGCCGCCAGCACTGCCGGAAGGCGCAACGCTTGCCGATGAGCGCGCCGCCAATCGTCGCCCTTACTGGGTGATGTATGAGCCGGATCAGATCGTCAACTGGCGCGTCGAGTCAGTCAACGGGCAGTCAATGGTGACACTGCTTGTGCTAGAGGAAGAGACAAACGAGCCTGACGGTCTGTACGGTGAAGAGGAAGTGACGCGGTACCGAGTACTTAGACCGGGATACTGGGAGCTGTTCCGCGAAGTCAAGAATGATCTGACAGGGGCTACAGAGTACTTGCTCGAGGCTACTGGCGCGTCAAGCCTGCCGTATATCCCCGTCTCAGTGATCTATGCTCGAAAGACTGGCACACTGACCAGCACCCCGCCATTGCTTGATCTGGCACTGATCAATCTCGCGCATTACCAGAAATACTCAGACTACTCAACGTACCTGCATATCAGTAGTCGTCCGATCCTATGGTTTCGTGGACGCGATATCAGCAAGGGAGTTGAGGCCATCGGCCCGTACACGTTCTTTGACGTTGACGGCACCAACGGCAACGTCGGATTCGCAGAGACCAGCGGCGCGGCACTTGGCGCAGCTAAGGCGGACATTGACCATCTTGAGAAGCAGATGGCAATGCTTGGATTGACGCTACTTGCCGGCAACAAACCAGTACAGCAAACAGCTACTGAAGCATTGCTCGACTCAGTCAAGGAAGAGTCGGACTTGGCAACCGCTGCCAGATCGCTACAGGACGCGCTAGAACTGGCTTTGCATTGCACGGCAGCCTATGAGGGCATCGAGTCCGGCAGCGTGGCTCTTGGCTCAACTATGACCGATTTGACGCTATCGCCTGAAGAGATGCGAGTGTGGATTGACAGCGCAGACAAGGTGTTCTCGAAGAACACGATCTACGAGGTATTCAAGCAGGCCGGTAAGTTGCCTGATGGCTTCAACGCAGATCAGGAACGGATTGCTATTGAAGCGGATGCCTCAACGATGGGCGATCAGCTACTCGCAGCTTTCGACCAAGGTAAACCGATAGCGTAGAAAAGTTATCGACCTGACGTGACGTAACCTTCAACCCATAACCCACGAAGCGGGATGCTTCGTAATCACTCATCCGGGAGGGATGATTCCAAATGCCAATAGAACAGATATTTGATACTCGCGATGATGCGCCGGAGTTTCTCAGAGGATCTTTGCTCGAGACCGAAGACGGGAAGTTCAAGTTTCAGGCAGAGCTACCACAAGAGGTCGGCGGACTGAAGAAGGCACTCGACGCAGAGCGCAAAGCACGCGCCGAATTCGAAGGCAAGCTGAAGCAGTATGACGGCGTAGACGTTGAAAAGTACCAGTCGATACTCAAGCAGCAGGAAGAGGCCAAGGCGCAGCAGGCGCGATCTGCCGGAGACTGGGAGACGCGAGAGACACAGCTAAAAGCGCAGCTCGAAGCGGATCTACGCAAACGAGAAGCGCACTACACATCAGAGTTAACTGGACGTGACGCGAAGATTACGTTGATGCAGTCAGCCCTTGAGAAGTCGCTGATCGAAGCGCAGGCAACATCCGCGATCTCGGCGGCCAAGGGAACACCAGAGTTGCTGCTGCCTCACGTAATGCAGCGAGTCAGGATTGTTGAGGAGGACGGCGATTATCAGGTGCGAGTGATCGATCAGAACGGTCAGCCGCGCATCGCCGACATAAAAGGCACTCCATTCACGATCAAGCATTTGATCGAAGAGATGAAGGCCGATGCGATTTATGGACGGGCTTTTGAGGCGTCCGGAGCGGGAGGCTCTGGTGCGTATAACAGTAACAAAGCGGGCGGCAACGCCAAGACAATGAGCCGTGGAGCTTTTGACGCACTCTCACCAGAAACTAAAATGGAGTTCATCAAAGCAAAGGGGCAAATTTCAGATCAGTAGGATCGAAGGAGATCAATGGCTAACACCCTTTCCTCAGTTCTGCCGGTGATCTACGAGGCGGCGGATGTCGTTTCGCGAGAGTTGACCGGTTTCATTCCAGCATCGTTTCGTAACTCGACCGCAGAGCGTGCGGCGAAGGATCAGACAGTCACTTACCCGATCGTCCCGACGATGGCTGCGGCGGATATTGCGCCTGGTGCCACGTCTTCGACTGGCACGGATATGACCGTGGGGTCAGGCTCTATGACCATCTCAAAGAGCCGCAAGGTCAGTTTCAATTGGACTGGTGAGGAGCAGACGGCACTCAGCAATGGCGATCGCCCGCAGCTTACCAACATTCTTCGTGATCAGTTCGCTCAGGCGATGCGCACGTTGTGCAACGAGATCGAGGCCGATCTGTGGGCGGCTGCTTACAAGGGATCGTCTCGCGCTTATGGTACGGCTGCTACTGCGCCGTTCGGCACTGCTGGCGACCTCAGCGACTTTGCGGGCGTTCGGCAGATCCTTGACGACAACGGCGCGCCACAGACGGATCTTCACCTTGTGCTTGGGTCGGCTGCTATGGCCAACCTTCGCGGCAAGCAGTCGGTGCTCTTCAAGGTCAACGAGGCGGGCACGTCGGACTTCCTGCGACGTGGTGTTATCGGTGACGTAATGGGGCTGATGCTGCATAACAGCTACCCTGTCACCGTCCACACCAAAGGCGGCGGTTCCGCCTACGCGCTCAACCTTGTGGCTGGGTATCCTGTGGGTTCGACAACTTTTGCCGTCGATACTGGATCAGGCACCATCCTTGCGGGCGACATCCTGACCAACTCGCAGAGTGGTCGCGATGCCAACAAGTATGTCGTCAATACTGCGCTTGCTGGTGGTTCACTGTCGATCGGCGCGCCGGGTAACCGTGTGGCGTGGGTCGATAACGATACGGTGGCGGTCGGCAACAGCTACACTCCGAACGTCGCGTTCCATCGTAACGCGCTGCACCTGATTACGCGCTCACCTGCTATGCCGGCGGGCGGTGACAGTGCGGTTGACGTTACTGAGGTCGTCGATCCGACGAGCGGATTGGCCTTCCAGGTTGCGCTCTACCGTCAGTATCGCCAGATCTCTTACGAGGTCGGTATGGCGTGGGGCGTCAAGGCTGTCAAGCCTGCTCACATAGCTACTCTGATCGGATAGTGATTACGCACGGTGGCGGGTCAGATGTAACGGCTCGCCACTGTGCGGTAAATCTTGAAAGGGTGCTAACCCTTAGGCAAGCGGCCAAAAATGCAGCACAGGGCAAGCCACGCATCGAGAATAATCACAAGGATCAGCAAATGAAGTCGGAAAGCACGGTAGCAATGTATCGAGAAGACCTGGGGGCAAATGGTGGGCCGACAACGGCAGACGTCCACGTCAACGAGGTCGAGATGATGCAGTCATTCGGATGGCGCATCGCTGACGCCAAAGACACGGCACCATTCCCGAAAGAGGAGGAGTCCGAGATGGGATATAGCAAACCAAAGCCAAAACCGAAGAAGTAACGCACACGTGACGGGATGTGATCTGATATGGCAATCGACGCAAACAGCCTGATAACCACGATCGGCGATTCAACCAGCAACTCATATGTGACGCTGGAAGAGTTCGCCGATTATCGCGATTTGAACAGAATCAACGCTGATGCTTTTGACGGCGCGACGGCTGATAACAAGGTACGCGCGCTGATTATGGCTGCGCGTCGGCTGAGTAGGCTTAACTGGCGAGGCGGCAAGGTCAGCGGCAATCAGGCTCTGTCGTGGCCACGCATTGAGGTGCCGGTACGAGACTCGAGCCTTGATGGTATATCGCTTTACGGCACGATGTCTGAGAGTCGCTACAGAGGCGGCTTCTATGGTGACTACTACGAAAGCACGATCATTCCCGAGATTATCAAGAATGCACAGTGCGAGCTTGCCATAGCGTACCTTGAAGGATTCGAGCAAAGCGAAGGACAACAGATCAAGTCGTTCTCGGCCGACGGTGTCCGCATCGATTACGTAACCAGTTCGAAGGGGGGCGCGCTACCTGCGACGGTACAGCAGATGATCAGCGGATTATTGACGGGCGAAAGGTTGGTGCGAGGGTGAACAACCTACTATCGGCCAAAGCTCTCAACACGCTTCGTCGGTCACTCTATGGCGGATCCGCGTCATTGACCTTCTACAAGATGACTCCGGCAGATGGTGAGGTCGAGATTCACACGACTACATCAGGCTGGCACATCCAACGCGATAACAGCGATATCGATAGAACGGGACTGGTCAACATTTGGATGTCATCAGAGAGCGTACCGTGGAAGCTTGATAGCAAGTTGCATACTGGCAGCAAGATCAAAGTGACCACGAATAACAGATCTCAGTCGTACCGCATATCATCGATACGTCCAATGCAGCAACTCGGCAGTGGTTGGTATTTCAAATGCGATCCAATCGAGAACAGCACGGAGCCTGACAATGGCTAATAACCTTCTCACGATAGACGTAAAGGTGATGCCCGACGTTGTGCCAGGACTGACCGATCAGGCAAGCAGGATCATCAATCAGGTCGGCAATGGCATCGTTGCGGAGATGAAGCGAATAATGGCACTCCCGAAGACTGGGCGCACCTATCGCAAAAAAGGCGGTGTGCTTCACGTCGCATCGTCTCCGGGTCAGCCTCCGGCAATGGACACAGGCAACCTGACAAACTCTATCAACATGCAGATGATCGGCCCACTTCAGGGAAGGGTAAGTATCAACGCAGAGTACGCGGCATATCTCGAGTATGGAACCGTGCGAATGGCAGCTCGTCCGTACCTGCAGCCAGCGATTGATCAGACGCGTCAGGACTTTCTTGCAGCTGGCATACTGAGGTCTGCTCGATGACGTATACCGAATCAAACGTAAGATCAGCTATTGAGAGCCTGATACATACAGCAGCCCCGAACGCTGTAGTCTTCCCTTGGTGGGTGCTTGGATATCAACGCGACGTGTGGCCGGGACTGCTTCGAAGCGATGCCGACGGCGGCAAGGTTCACGGATACGTGATCACGCGATCGATGAGTGACGGCACAGAAACCGGAATGCGATGTGTGCGTCGTTACTGGTCATACGAGATCTGGGCCTTCCACTACTACGCGACCGGCAACAAAACATCGAATACTGATCTGACCTTTAACGCGGAGTTGGACGCGATTACCACGGCTTTTGACGACGTATCAACGCTGGCTGCATCACTGCAGCGCAGGCAACCGCCTAAGTGGAATGTGGATCTTGGCGTATATGGCGGCGAACTGCTTCATTTCGCTGTCGGGACAATAACGATTGAGGCCTGTTAAGGAGACAGACAATGGCAACATTTTTGACAAACGACGTCGCCCTATACGTCAGCAAAACTAGGGAAAGCGCGTACAACACGGATGAGACGACCGGCACGAACTACCTGAAGGTGCGAACGCAGCAGCCCGGATATGTGTTACCGCAGGTCGAGTTCATCAACGATGCGGGAGTGCCAGGTAACGGTCACGAGTTCGCGACCGAGTGGTGCGCTACGTATATCGCGCATCCGGCGATCACGTTTACCGACGACATCAACTTTGGTGTGGCTGGTCGGCTGGCCTTGCGCGCGCTCGGTGGCGCAGTGACGACCGCTCAGCTTGGGTCTACGACGGCATACAAGCATTCGTGTTCGATGCTGCCTATTGCCAGTGGTCGCCAGCTTCCATCGACGACTATTGCTGCGTTACTTGGCGGTGCAAGCTTCAGGATGGCGGGAATGGTTGTCGATCGTTACCGCATTTCGCAGAACAGAGCCGATCGTCCGCAGTATTCGTGCGATATGGTAGGGTCTGGTGACTTCACGACTCCGCACGGACTGACCAGCTTGCCATCTACGGTAGACACGGCTGCGTGCCTGAACGGCAACTCAACGTCGGTATACTGGACGGATGCTGATGGTACTACGACGTTCTCTGGTGCAACGTGTACGCTTCGTTCGTGGTTTGTCGAAGTGGCAAACAGTCTCAGGCTGAATGACCGATGTCCGGGAGACTCGACCAAAACTCTCACGTACGATTCGACGACGACTAATCCGGCATTTGCTGGCAAGCTGCTTCGCGGATCGCGCGCGGTGACGGCTCAGATCGTGATATTGCTTGACTCGACCATCGTACCGTGGGAACGCTTCGTTACTGGTCAGGAGTTGACCGACGTTACTTTCAAGGCGCAGTCGGGCACGGAAGCCGGAACCGGACACAAGTTCACGGTCAACTACATCATCCCGAAGGCGCGCATCACGTCAGTAGAGCCGACCGACAATGACGGCGACGCGGCACTTACTATCAACCTGGTTGGGATGTATGACTCAACGTCGGGCGGTGCGCTCAATTGCGAAGTGATCAATGCGGAGACTAGCGCGTATGTCTAAATACAAGCGTGATTTTACTGACGATGTGACGATCGAAGAGGCTCCAACCGTGGAGTCCTTCGACTTCACCGTTGATGAGTCTGTGATGCCAGCACGTACACGTCTGGCATACTACAGGCTGCGACGTGCGGCATTGACTCGCAATGATCCGTCGGCCTTCCCTGAAGGCAAGACGATGACGCTCGACGAGGTTGAGTCGTTGCTTGGCTTCGAACTTGGGGATGCCGAAGGGCCGCGTCAATGTTGCGTATAATCAAGTTTATTCGAGTACTGTGGTCATTCTTCGTGTACGGCGATGTGAAGCTGAACGTCTACAACGCGAGGTTTACACGATGCGAAGGATGCCCACAGATTCGAGTTACCAAGCGTGGTCTGTTTTGTGACGCTTGCGGATGCCCGGAAACGTCACTATCAGATCTTCGAACAAAAGCACGGATGAGGCTTTCAGCCTGTCCAAAGGAACAATGGTAAGAGGAACAATTATGACTGAGAGTAATCTTTACCCATTCGACGCTGCCGAAGTTGCAGTGTCATTTAATGCGCGACCGGGAGCGGACAATCCGGTGATCGTCTCGCACAAGCTACGCAAGCCAACGCTGATGGAGCTGGTAGCACGCGATCGAGACGTCAATCTTGAGATCGTTGAGATATCACCACGAGAAGAGCAGATCGTCACCGACGATGAAGCAGCTAATGCACGCCTTTGGGACAAGCTGATACTCGGCGTCAAGGGCTATGCCGGTAATGCTCAGTGGGCTGAGATTCCCGACGGTGACAAGGCCGGAGTACGCACGGGACACAAGACGACCGCAATCAAGGCTATGTATATTGGCGATTGCAGTATCGTCGGAGACATTGATTCAGAGGTCAGCCTGACGTCTGATACCTGGGTGATACGCCAGTCGATTGGCGATGTGGACAATCCGCAGTTCGTGATCGATCACACGTTGCGAGAGCCTACGGAATCGGAGCGCATTCAGTTCAAGCGATCTGCTAGCAAAGTGTCGTTTATTCGCGGCGGCAAGAAAACGCGTACGCGCATCGGTCAGGATCTGACAGCCTTCGTGAAGATGTACGACTTGCTGGTAGAGAGCATCATTGGCGGATCAGTCAATAGCGCAGAGTACACGTCATCGAACCGTCAGGCGTTTCTTGCGGCCATTGATCCGACGTGGAAGCGATTGATCGTGCAGACGCTGATGAACGCAATTGAGGCGGCATTGCTGGACTGAGTAACGCTCTGGAGGCTTACTTTGATCGACAGATCCAAGCGTCAAAGCGAGTTGGTACGCAGCCCTGCCCGGGTGAAGAGGTCTGTCAGGTCATCGGCCCATTGGCACAACATCCTAACGAGCCAGTGGAAGCGGTCTGCGGAGCTTGCGCCAAGCGTGAGACGAAGCCGGGAATGCAGCCGCGAAACATTGCGGACGCGATCGGCGAGGCGTTGCAGTTGGACGAGCTACACGCACTCGGGGCCACGTTCCCGTATCCGGCAAGCCTGACCACGTACCAGTGGACTTGCTTACGAGCGTTGGAACGAGCCAGACAGAAAGAGCGTGATCGAGTACAGGTGCAGCAAACGCAGCACGCTGAAACAGAGCGAATGAAGGCAAGACTCGGAAGGGGGTAAGATGGCAGGAACTCTTGAGCTAAACTTGGTCATCAACACATCGCAGATCGACGGCGCGGCAAACGATGCTGCTCGTAAGATCAAGAGTGCTCTTGATAGTACTGCCGTCAATGCTCAGGCGTCAGGACGTCGCATTGGTGATGCGCTATCGTCGAGCTTCACCGATGCGGCACGGCGCATATCGTCAACGCTATCAGATGTCGGGACTAAGCTGTCAGTGGGATTGACCGTACCGCTTGCAGGGCTAGCGGCAGCGTCAATCAAAGCGGCGGCTGATGTGGATAAGACGCGGCAGACGCTTGTTGCCCTCACTGGGAGCGTAGGCGCGGCAAATGCCAAGCTGTCAGAGCTGCGCAAGCTGGCGGCAACTTCACCTGGCGTTACCACGTCGTTTGCCTCGTCACTATTCGGCCAGTTCAAGGCACTCGGTACGGTGGCGGATGAGTCGATCAATCGGATTATCAAGAGCATCGGGCGTCTTAATGCGGTATTCACGCTACCAGATCCGAATCAGTTTGCACGTAATCTTCAGCAGATCTTCACTCAGGGATTTGAGCGCGCCGACATCAAAGAAGCCATTGGGCAGGTGCCGATCTTTGAACAGATACTTGAGCAAGCTTTTGGCACCAAAGATGCAGCTAAACTTCGAAAACTCAAGGATACTGGCAAGCTCACTATATCGACTTTTCTCGATGGCATATCAAACGCTGTCGATACTGACCAGCGATTCGCCAACGTGCAAGAGTCGATAGCATCGAAGTTCGCGAAGACCAAAGATCAGATACTCGTGGCACTTGCCCCACTGGGTGAGAGCTTGCTGCGAACACTGACGCCAGCGTTGGAGCGAATCATACCAAAGATCATCGAGCTTCTTGACGCATTCGCGAAGCTTCCGGCGGGAGTGCAAGAGGCGATCGTCATCTTCGGATTGCTGAATATCGCGCTCGGTCCAGTATTGAAAGGATTTGCTTCGCTGCTGTCACTGGTGACGTCTATATCCGGCGCTGTGGCTGGAGCTGGTGGTATAACCGCAGCCATCGCGGGGCTGAATCCCGTGGTGCTCGCGATAGGTGGCATACTAACAGCCGGCGCGATTGGATGGTACGCGTATCGGAAAGCGGTACAGGACGGCACGGACGCAATAGATCAGGCACTTGCAAAGGTAGAAAGAAGTCAGGGCATATTCACCGATCTTCAAGGCAACAAGGTCAATAGACTCGGTGGCAAGGTGCTTACACCTGAACAGCAAGCAGCGTTGTCAGGATTGCAGTCAGGCGGCGGGGGGGTGGTCAGTGGTCAGTCTGTGAATATAAATGCAGCCACAGGCAAGCCTGACGCTTCTGCGCCTATCGTGGGAGCGTTAGCAGCAACTGCGACCGGATCAAGCGCGGCTCTCAACAATGCCAGAAAGCTGAAAGAGGCTCTCGTGTCTTTGGAGCGTGAACGAGTCGAGCAGACCAACCGAATATTGAAAGCCGAAGGTGACGCGCGATCAGCCGCTCTCACACGTCAATTTGACGCGGGGCTGATATCCTATCGCGAGTACAACGACGCAAGATTCAAGATTCAGGAAGAGAGCATCAAGCGTGAGATTGCGCTATCGCAGACCGAAGCGGCGCAACTTGAGACAGCGAGAAGCACGGCCAAAGGCGCGGAGAAGATCAAGATCGAAGATCAGCTTCTCAAGCTGTACGCTGATCAGAAGATCAAGATTATCGACCTGACCAGCGCACTCGAAGAGAACTTTGACGAGTACAAGAAGCGCAATGCATTGCCGAATCTGGATCTTCAGAGACAGTCGCAGGAGCAGGTTGTATCAGTAGTCGAAGATCCGCGAGTTGTAGCGGCGCGTAAGAAGATGCAATCCGAGAAGGACGCTATCATCGCGCAAGATATCAAGCTCATAGATATTCGTCGTCAGCAGCTCGAAGTCGAGAACGCTATTGAGCTTGGCGTTATCAGTCAGGCTGATGGACGACAAGCCATCAATGCGCTGTTACGCGAAGAGCGAGACCTGAGAACGGCGGCACTTGAGGCGGAGAAGTTGACCGAAGGCATATCGGCAAAGCGTGTAGCAGAGATCAACGCAGAGATTGCGTCGATCCGTAACCTGGGCGTCGAGCTTACTGCTACCCAGCGTTTTATGCGTGGCTTTAACTCGGCGATCGAGACCACTGGCGACGCCTTCGAGCGACTCGGTCAGGGCATCAGTCAGTCATTCGGCAAGGTCGGCGGATTGCTGTCAAACCTCAAGAACGCGTTTAAGCAGTTCTTTAACGATCTTCTCGGACTCGGCATTCAGCGAATATTCCAGCAGCTATTCGGCGGCATAACAGCGGCGATCGGTGGCGGTGCGACAGGTGGTCGAGCTGGTGGCGGCGGCATTGCTGGCGGCATCGGTGGAGCTATCACGAACATTGCCGGCGGTGGCAGGTCTGGCGGTAGTGGCGGTGGTGGCTTGCTGGGTAACATCTTCGGTGGTGGCGGTGGTGGCGGTGGATTCATCACTCCGGGATTTGGTGGCGGGTTTGCCGGGTTTGGCGGAGTAGAAGGCCCATCGTCAGCCGGTCCTCCCGGCGGAGTGCCAGCTGTCGGACAGTTTGGCGGATTAAGTGGACTTTCGAACATATTCAAGGGTGCCGGCGGACTGTTCAAGGGCATAGGCTTTGGACTCAAACCGGGGTCAGGTACAGGCGCACTCGCCGCAGCTGCGCCATTACTCGGGTTATCGCTTGGCGCGAGTGCTGGCGGCTCATCGAGCTTCGGCAAGATACTAGGCGGCGCAGGTGGAGCGCTTCTCGGTATCGGACTGACAGCAGCTCCTGCCGCACTGCTTGCCGGTGGCTCACTGGCGTCACTCGGTAGTCTGGCCGCACTATTCAGCAATCCGATTACCGCTGGCGTTGGTGCGGCATTGCTTGTTGGCGCGGTTCTGCTAGGTCGAAGTAAGCAGCGAAAATCAGACGAAGAGCAAGCTGGTATATGGCTTCAGGATGCGGTCAACCAGATTGCTGATCTCAAGTCGCAAGCATCGCAAGGCCAGGTAACGGTCGATCAGGCGCGCGCGATCTTCGAAGGTCAGATACTGACATCGTTTACTTCGCAGATCAGTACACTCAAAACCAAAAGCGTCAGGGACTCGCGACTGACGAATCAGGTACGTGACCTTCGCAACCTCTTCGAGACGACTGTCATACCAGCGGCTCAAGGCGCGGCAAAGAGAACGACTGCATCGCGCGACATCATCCCCGAATTTGCCACTGGCGGAATCGTAATGGGCCGCGATCGTGGCTACGACTCGGTGCTTGCAATGGTGCGACCTGGTGAGATGGTTCTTACTCGCCAGCATCAGGACGCGATTGCTCAGATCGCAGGGCCGAACGTCTTTTCGCGGGTCGGAGTACCTGACGCGCCTCAATCGACGGTCAATGGTATGCCAGCATTTGCGGCAGGGGGCGTTGTCCCGATGCGTGGCGGCAATCCTGATCAGCCGCTCGAAGTCAATCTCGTTGTAGACCTTCGAATGGGCACGAGTGCCGCTACTCAGATCTTTGCGGCTGGTGGGTCAACCAATGCTGGTCGGCGAGTAGTTGTAGGCAACGTGCGCAGGGCGCGCATTGATGGAGACTTGTAATGTCACGTGGTGGAATTGAGGACGATTACAATATTCTGGTGGGACTGCCTGACGAGTTCCCGAATACCATACTTGCGGCCCAGATCCTTAAGCCTGAGCGACCGGATACACCGACAAGGAATGTGTATTACGCTACTCAATCGATTACGCACCTGACCAGGGCATACGAAAACAGGCTCAAGCGTGCTACGCCAATATCAGCAAAGCTCGATGATGGGCTGTCATCCGTCACGATCACGATTATCAACGCAGACCTCGATCAGCGATCGGAGGTCTACCCGTATCCAGACCGTTACATCGGATCATTCCTGACGCTGTATCACATCCTTGAAGCTGAAGATCAGGGCGGATACCTGACTATCTTTGAGGGAATATGCGTTGCTATTCGATACTCGGAGATGTCGATTGATCTTGATTTTGTCGCGGAGACGAATCGATCAAAGAATCTCACGTTGCGCACGGTTGGGCACAAATGCCCGTGGGAGTTCAAGGGCGCAGAATGCGGATATAGCGGCGCAGAGACGGTCTGCAACAAGCTCTACACTGATGCTGGCGGATGTTCCGGCCGAAGCAATCAGCATCGGTTTGGGGGCTTTCCGGGGCGGCCTGACGTAGCAGCGATTGGCAAGTACTCGGGGCTGGGCGCGTCACCGTCTTACCAGTTGCTTCAGTCCGGAGACAGCATCGTTACGCAGCGAGTGACAACGTCGTTCGACGACACATTCAGCGTTGCCGACGACTCCGCCAACAATCGCACGGTAGTTAGCTCGATTACGCCTGACTGGGTCAACGTGCGCGCGCCAAAGTACAAGGCTGCGGCGAGTCTGACCACGACGACAGGTACGATAGCGTCAGGGTCGTCTTCGCTTGTTGTCGCAAATGCAAGCGGATGGGAAGTCGGTCACGGTGTGCGCGTGATTGGTGCGGGTACTGTAGCAGGTACGTCAACGCTTAACGGCGCGATCAATTCGAGCGTTACGACGATCACGCTTGCCAGTACCGCCAACTTTGACGAATACGGAATGGCCAGAATAGGCAGTGAGATTGTCTACTACTACGGGAAGACATCGACTCAGCTTCAGAACGTGAGCAGAGCATACGAGGGGACATCAGCCGCAAGCCACTTGAACGGCGCGACCGTCACACCTTACGAAGATCTGGTCACGACGGTCACGGCGATCAGTGGCACGACATTGACGCTTGCGGCGGCGGCTGGCACAACGGCGACAGGACGCACGGTTTACCACGATGATACCTACGCCATAGGGGAAGCACTTAACGACGCTCTGACGGGCATCAGGCCGCTTTATTTGGGGTCTGGCTCATACTACTCAGGGCCGATTATCATTGATGGCGAAGATCCGGTGACGATTCTTGGCGACGGGCCGGGACGATCAACTATCTACTCGATCCATCCTACTCCGGCAATCATCGTAGACACCGCGACAGGATCAAGCGGCACGATCCTTTTTCAGGATCTCGGCTTTTACGGTGCTGGCGGTGGAGCTGTCAATCACGGTCTGCGATTTCGCGATACCGGAGCGAATGGTATCTACGGTGTGACGCTGCGTAATTTGAAGCTTGAGAACTTTGGCGGAAGTGGCGTAAAGATGGAGTCTGGCACATATGCCACGTCTACGATACTGATAGAGTCGGTCGATGTTGATCAATCAGTGTATGCGATTGGCGACGCCTTCGATCTCTGGGGCGCGAAAGATCTGACGCTTCTTCGATGCCAGGTGCGATTCGTACCTGATGGCAAGTCGGGGTATCGAGTGCGATCCGGATCGCCTGTATTCATTGGGTGCACCGGCATATCAAGCGGCACTGATACGCGATGGGCCACGCTTGGGAACAACGTCACCGATGATGGCGTTGCCAGTTACGTGAAGGCATCGCTCATCGGATGCAGCGTCGCTGAGTTCTCCGGAATTGGCGTACACTGCAAGTCGGAGTCGGTCGCGAGCTTCTACTCGACGACGATATCCCCGTCTACGACGGGCACGTTGCGCGCGCTCAAGTTTGATTACGTCACCGCTGATCAGGCCGGCATCTTTGACGCTCAGAGCACTATAGACACTGGTGGTCGCACGTTCACCAATAGTCAGCCAATACACTCGTATAATGCGCCCTTTGTTCAGATCGGCCATCGCGAGTTTACCCAGTACTACGACACGAATGTGAGCACGGCTGTCAGCTTCCCGGCGATCCGCACCACATCCATCGGATCAGGTGCAACGATTCAGCAAGCTACCACGCTTGCCGGATATAGCAGGGTCAGCGGCCATACCCTCTACGACGAGCAATCAACACCAGGCACCCCGCCAAGTAATACCGGATACCTTTACGCAAAAGACATTGGCGGTGTGACGGGGTTATACTGGAAGGCTGATGGAGTTGCGGAACGTCGAATTGACACCCAGACATCGTCAGGCTCGGCGTCAGGCGATAGAGCCTATGCGTGGTTTATCAGTTAGGAGTCCTTCAATATGCTTATCGTCCTTGATTCTACTACTCGAAAACTTCAAGCCAAGATGTCTATGGCTGCGATGGATCTTAATTGCTCAGTGACGTGCACGTATGGCGACAGCACATCAAGCACGTTCGTTGAAGGCATCTATCCGTCAACCTTAAATGGAACAACACTGGTAGACATCCTGCCGGCTCCTGCTGCGTCTACTCGGCGAGTCGTCAAGTCGATTATTCTGTTCAACGACGATACTGACACGCACACTATTACTTTGTATCTCGCAGATGGCGCAGCAAGTTACCCTATCACGAAGGTAACTTTAGCTCCGGGTGCAAGTTGGGCCAGCGATGATCAGAGTGGCATAAATATTGGCGGAGCAGTCACCGACGGAAGCAAGGGCGATATCAATGTCAGCGGCGGTGGTACGACATGGACGATTGCAACTGGTGCTGTCAGTACCAGTAAGATGGGCGGCGACATTACCGCGGCGGGTAAAGCGTTACTCGATGATGCTAATGCGTCGGCTCAACGAACGACGCTAGGGTTGGGGTCTATTGCAACTCAGAATTCGAGCAGTGTTAGTATTACGGGTGGCTCGATTGCAGGTATCACCGATCTTGCCATTGCTGATGGTGGCACGGGACAATCGACGCGACAATCCGCAATGGATGCGTTGGCCGGATCTGTCACTAATGGTCAATTTTTGCGGGGCGATGGTGCTAATGTCTTAATGGCCGCAATCAAAGCGTCAGACGTCCCCACGCTTAATCAGAACACGACAGGTACGGCATCGAACGTAACAGGTACGGTCGCAGTTGTGAATGGTGGCACAGGCGCAACGACTGCGAGCGATGCGAGAACGAACTTGGGACTTGGCACTATCGCAACTCAGAGTTCGGCGAGTGTCAGCATCACAGGCGGATCGATTGCCGGTATTACGGATCTCGCAGTGGCCGACGGTGGAACGGGCGCATCTACAGCCGCCAACGCTTTGACCAATCTTGGGGCATATCCGGCAAGCAATCCAAGCGGATATACCAGTAATACGGGAACCGTCACGTCAGTAGGTGGCACGGGAACGGTCAACGGCATTACCTTGACTGGCTCAGTTACCACATCGGGCAACCTGACGCTTGGCGGGACATTGAGCAATGTGAGCTTAACATCGCAAGTAACAGGTACTCTACCGATCGCTAATGGTGGCACGGGGCTAACTGCTACGCCAACAAATGGTCAAATCGATATCGGCAATGGAACCGGTTTTGCGCGAACAACCTTAACAGCTGGATCAAATATTACGATCACCAATGGCGCAGGCACTATTACTATTGCCTCGACGTCATCAGGAGTGACAGATACTGATAAGGGCGACATTGTTGTTAGCGGTGGTGGTACCGTTTGGACAATCGACTCGGCTGTAGTGTCGAATGCAAAACTTGCCACGATGAACGCAAATACGATTAAAGCTCGTGTTGCTGGATCTACAGGCGCACCTGAAGACGCGACGCTAACTCAGGTACTTGATCTTACGGGCGGATCTGCTCAGGGTAGTATTCTATATCGAGGTGCTAGTACGTGGACGACTTTGGCACCTGGCACCACTGGTCAGTTTCTGAGAACGAACGGATTTGCGGGTAACCCTGAATGGAATACTATTCCCACATACGACGTTACAGGCACAAATACTGGCGATCAGAATGTATTCAGCGTCGTTGCCGTTGCTGGTCAATCTAATATTGTCGCCGACACTACGTCGGATACACTGACTATTGCAGCTGGTAGTAACATTACAATTACGACAAACGCGACATCGGATACGCTCACTATTGCTTCGACAGCCGCAGGCGTCACGAATGGCGATAAGGGCGACATTGTAGTATCAGGTAGCGGTGATGTTTGGACGATTGATTCTGGCGTAGTGTCGAATGCAAAACTAGCTACTATGAATGCGAGCACGATCAAAGCTCGAATCACCGGTTCAACGGGCGCACCTGAAGATGCAACAATGACGCAAGTACTTGATCTTACCGGCGGATCGGCGCAGGGTAGTATTTTGTATCGAGGGGCTAGTACGTGGACAGCCTTAGCCCCTGGTACTTCTGGTCAGTTACTGCAAACTCAAGGAGCAGGCGCGAATCCTGCGTGGGCTGGCTTAACTGTCGGAACATCGGCAATATCTAATGGTAGTTCAGGTCGCGTACTATACAATAATAGTGGAGTGCTTGGAGAGTTGGGCACAACGGGTAGCGGTAACGTAGTGCTTGCAACTGGGGCAAATGTTGTAAACTTGGTACTATCAGGCACATTGTCAGCGAGTGGTGGAATCGGCACAAGCGGTCAGGTATTGCAAAGTACAGGCTCTGGTGTTCAGTGGGCGGCTGGCGGTGGCGGTGGTGTTAGTGCTAATTTTTTAATCAATGCTGACTTTGCTGTTAGTCAACGTGGAACCTCTTTTACCAACTCGACAACTAATAACGCAACCCCCAATACTGATGGCAACTATTTATTAGATCGCTGGGTGTTGTTGAGTAATGGTAATAATATTGTCAATGTGACCCAAGGTTCCGCGTCAACCAATACACTAAATATTGCTACGGATGTCACCTTCACGGCGGTATCAGCTCAAAAATTTGGTTTCTTTCAGCCTATTGAAAACATCAATTGCCGTAGTTTGCGAAGCACGACGGTTACCTTTAGTTTTTATGCACAGGTATCCAATACCCGAATGGGTAATATTAAAGCGGCTATTGTGCAATGGACTGGTACGACTGATAGTATTACTCGCGATATTGTTTCAGCATGGGATACAGAAGGCACTAATCCTACGTTAGTTACATCTTGGTCATATGTAAACTCTTCGCCAACTGATTTAGGTGTTACCACTTCATGGGTAAGGTATTCAGTGACGGGTACTATCAGCGCGTCTGCAAATAATATTGGCGTGTTTATTTGGTGCGATGATACCACGTTTGACGCAAGTGATACCCTAACCATAGCTGCGGCAAAATTGGAAACAGGCACTACACCAACCTCTTTTGAGGCGTTGGATTATGCAAGCAATATAGCTCAGTGTCAGCGATATTACTATCGACGGGTAGCTGATAGAATAGATGACGTTATCTGCATGATTACAATTTATAGTATAACTTCAGGCGGTGTATGGGGCACACTAGTAAATATGCCAGTTGAGTTGCGCATAGGTAATCCCACCTGTAGATATTCCTCGGTCACACATATGTCGATTGTGTCAATTACCGGTACGGCGAGGTTTGCCATTACCTCTGGCGGCAGTCTTAGCGGCAGTAAAAGGTCACTTACCGCCTTTGGTGGTTTAACGTCATCGTCATTTATTAACGCGGCTAATTACGCAAACGGTATGGCCTTATTTATTGTTTTTAATACAGCTAGTGGATGGTTTGATGCTGCGGCTGAATTATGAGGAGCCATGATGTACCAATACACAGAATCAGATACAATAATAAAACGACTTACAGATAACGCCTATATTCCATGCAACTTAGAGAATCCTGACTATCGTCTTTTTTTGTTGTGGCTAGATGAGGGTAATATACCAACTCCGGCTCCCGTAGTTGCTCCTGAGATTGCCGCACCCTCAATCAACGAACGCCTTGAAGCCGCAGAACTGATGATTGACCTAATGCTCGACACTCAACAGGGAGGCGCGTAATGGCAGAGATAGCGATCACCCCGCAGTATCGATTGATACTGAATCGCTGGACGGCTGGCACTATCACGATTCGACAAGTAGAGTTGTTCGTAAAAACAAAATGGCTGACGCGCGAACAGGCTGACGACATATACACGCACGATCGAGCGCAGACACCGCTTGTGATTGCCGATCCGTACAGCCCCGAGACCGTCACCACGTACCGCATAGCTTTTGACGATAATCTGATCCATAGTGAGGTATAGGTCGCGACCTAAAAACGCGCTACAGGTCAATTGTGGGGCTTGATTTTTATGTTTGATAGCACCAATCTGTACTACGATCCGTCTGATCCGAATCAACCATACGATCCATCACTTCCGCCTGGCGGTGGAGGCTCAGGCAGTGGTGGGCCGCCGTCACCTGTACCACCATCACCAGACAAGACCCTGACCGAACTGCAGATCGACGAGAATGCCACGCTTGCTCTTGCCTATGGCCAGCACGTGGTAGCGGGTAACCTTGTCGAGTATGAGCACACGTCCGGCCCTCCGCCTTCGTGCAAGTTTATCGTTGCGCTTGGTAATGGCCCGTGGAACGCGATATCACGCGCCTGGTATGCGGGCGAGTCGATTTCAGCGTCTGCAAGCTCGACTACTCCGGGATACAAGTTTCATCCTGGCACGTTGTCCACAGGTACGGGAGACGCTGTGCAAGGATTGCCGATGTTCTTTCCGTCGTCACCGACGTACTCGCGCACGGCATATTCTGAGGTACTGCTGTCAACGGATCAGTCAGTAGAGGAGCGGCCAGATAAGTTCCGCGCTGTGTGCGAATGCCTAAAGGTTGCGGATTATGACAGCGTTGGTAACCTCGTTGATGCCGGATCCTACTCGACGAATCCGGCGCGTATTGCGGCTGATCTGCTTCAGCGTGCGGGGCTTCTGACTCGCGTTGACTGGGCAAGCTGGACGACGTGGAAGAACTATTGCGACGTGCTTATTGCGTGGGGTGGATCGACCATCAAGCGGTTTGAGTCGAACCTTGTGCTAACTCAGTCGATGTCGATACTGAATGCGTTGACGATTGTATGTCAGTCAAGCTGCACGTATTGGCAGGACAACGGCCAGTCGATCGAGTTCTTGCCGGTACTGAGTTCGTCGAATGTCGTGCTTGAAACTCACGCCTTCACCGAGTCGAATTGCCGAAGTGTGAGTCTGTACGTGGCGGATCAGCGAAGCCTTCCGACTGGGTACAAGGCGACGTTTCGTGATGTGGATACCGAGTACCTTGAAGAGGTGTCGGTCGAGTATTTCGATGCTGATCTTGAGGAGTACACGAGCGGCCAGAATCGCGTAGAGATACAGCTACCGCCGATGAAGCGATCGCAGGCAGAGCGCATTTGCTATTGGCGCACGCAGCTTGACGGAGTGTGTAATGCTGGCATCGAGCTGATAGCGTTTGGCGATGCTTACGCCTTGCTTCCGGGTGACTTGATTACGATCGCGCACGAGTTACTGCTGCCGTCGAATGCAGTAGAAAGCTCGTTGTTCGGATCTCACGTGTTTGGGTCAACTCGCTTTTGGGAGAGGTCAAGTCCGATCTATCGCGCAATGGTGACAGAGACTGAGGAGCTTGAGGAAGGGCCGCAGCTCAAGCGCATTCGGGCAAAGATCCTAGTAACTACTCCATACTCAGACACCGCGCACTCAGTACCTGTGCCATAAGGAGACTTGATTATGCCGACATTGCCATATCAGCCCAGCTACGTGATATCAGGACGACAACTTCAGAATGCCGTTGTGGACTACTCCGATGATCGTACTCGATTCGGCCGCACGAAGGCGGGACGATACTTTGAGTACGACTTGGAATTCAAGAATCGCCAGCTTGACGAGTTCCAGGCATTCCAGACCTTCTACAACCAGAACTTTCCGGCGACCGCCTTTGACTGGCTTGAGCCATATCAGAACGTGACGCATACTGGCTACTTCATTTCAGCGTTAGAGTATCAGATCAATTTCGACAATTCGATTGATTACAAGGTGCGAATTCAGACGACGACTACTTGACGAGGATGTTGGTTCTTGGTATCCTTTACTCGAAATTTGAGGCTATCAAGTTTTGGGACTATCCCTGAGAACATGTAACTTTTGCCAAGACGCATGTTCTCAGGGTACTAAAATTCTCCCTGGCAAAAACGAAAAGGCCGCGCCATTATTGACGCGGCCTTTTTGCTTTGTTGGTCGATAGCTACTATCTCAGATCCTCATCGGCATCACGATATACTGGTAATCGTAGTCACCGTCATCTGTGGGTCTCATCACGATCTGTGACGCACTGTCCTTGTAGTCGATGGTCATATTTACAGCATTGCAAGCGGTGAAGAAGTCGGCCACGTACCCAGACTTCAGCCCTATCGACTGACCTATCAACGCTTCCGGGACGTTTGACGGCACATCCTCGCCAGCGTCTCCCACGTCCTGAGATGCAGCCGATATACTCACGAGGTCGCGATTCATCGTCAGCTTGACCGACGATGACTGAGCGTCTGCAACCAACGCAACTCGACGTAACGCAGACGCAAACTCTTGAGCGTTGACTGCGATCCGCTCAGGATGATTCGCCATCACAAGCCGATAGTTAGGGAACTGACCAGCAAGTACACGGCTGGCAATGACGCGCTTGCCGACCTCAAAGAACACCGTAGTGTCTTCGTATCCGATCGATATAGTGTCCGATGACGACGCCAGTTTTGACACAAGGTCGAGTGTCTTGGCGGGAATCAGCACGTCAATAGGCGCGCCTTCGTAGTACACGTCACGCTCGATGTATGCCATTCGGTGACTGTCTGTGGCGACCATTCGCGCCTTGCCTTCGGCCAGTTCAAACTTGACGCCATTGAGCGCGTATCGCGATTCTTCCTTCGATGCGGCGAACTGTACGCGATCAATCATTGTGCTGAGAATCGATGCAGATATCGGTAGCAGGGAAGAAGGAGCAGTGCGCCTGTCGGGATATCCGTCAGGGTGAGTTGTCGAAAGCCTAAATCGGCTGCGCTGGCACTTGATCACGGCTTCGGTGTCGTTCGTGGTAATCGTGATCTCAGCGTCTGGCAGTGCCTTTACGATGTCGTGAAAACGCTTTGCGGGAATGCACGCTGATCCTTCGCTATCGATCGTCGCATCAGCGAAGGTCGCGATATGCACGTCAAGGTCTGTAGCTCGAAGATTCAATCCCCCACTCGTTGAGGATATATGCACATTTTGGAGTATCGGAATTGAGGACTTGCGCTCAACTGCGCCTTGCAGGAATGCGAGTTCTTTGAGGAGTGATGATTTGCCTATTCTGAAGTTCATTTGTTGTCGTTTCCTTTTGTGTTGTTGAGGTTGTCGGTGTCGAGTGAGTCCGGCCAGTCGGTATCAGATATCTCGATACCTGGCATTGTCGATATGTTGACCGCCGGTTCGGACTCGTTGTAGGTCTGAGTGATCGTCACTCCGTTGCCCTTGCCGTGATTGATCAGTAGCCCCGTGATTACGCCCATTGCGTAAATAAAGATCAGGGCTGCGGTAGTTGTGTCCATAGTGAATAGCCTTTCGTGTAGTGGCCGTTTTAGACCAGCAGCAGCCCGTAGCCAAACGCTTTGCCCGTGCCTATACCATCGCATAGGGCAAGCCTGAAGTCGTCAGCGTTGGTGACGCGAAGTGTTCCGGCAAAGTCGATGCTGGTGAAGGTCATTCGACGGTCGCCATATCCGCTGAGGCTCGATGCGGTCACGAGCTGGCGACCGATCTTGTGTTCAGGCTGTCCGCACTTGCTGAGATGGAGAACCTCAAAGCCTGACTGTTCAGACTTGCGCTTGAGCCAGTCGTGCCAGCCGGACTCGTCTCTGATGGCGACTCGCTTTCCGTTGATGCCGTTCTTGCTGGATAGTCGCTTGGTGGGATTGCCGCGAAGGAGGAAGGGCATTACCTCGTCAGTGGTGATAGCGTCGTACCTGGAAGCGATGCTGGCGCACGACGACTCTTCGATATTGTCGAAGTAGTCGAACGGTATACCATTGGCAGACCAGTCAGGCAGGATGCGTGACTGGACGATGATCCGCGGGCGGTGGAGAGTGTCGTCGGTCTCGAGTCGATAGAGGACTCCGAAGTGGCGGCGTGACTCTTCGATGTTCGGCATCTCCGGGAAGGCGCGCATCAGTCGCCGATGAAGCGCGTGACAGTCTTCAAGCTCCATCTGTACGATGCGCCGTGTGTGGTTTGGGTATAAAACCGAGACGAACAATGTGGTGATCCTTTCTGTGTGAGAGGCTGGAAGTCCTGATTTTACTGCATTATTGTCATTTCCCTATTTACTAAATAGTGGTTTAGTAATACTAGGTTGTTTTGGTTTAGATATGGCTTAGTAAAGTCATTTAGTAAAGTCATCCCGCGACACATTGGATCTGCTCAGCACCTCACGGGCCTTGCTTATCCAGATCTCATCTTTGATGGCTTTGCTTACTAATGCCTCAGCCAGCAAACAGTGAAGATCGTACGACGACGCAAAGAGTGTCGCGTTCTCCAAGTGTGGCACGCTTCCACTCCTAGAGCTGAAGTTGTCGCCGCACCATCCAATCGGCTCTCCCTTCGGCCCTTCGATAGCAGTGCCCCAACCTCTAGGTCGAACAACGTATGGGCCAGTCGTGCACGGTCTTTTTGTTTTCTTTGCCATACTACCTCGTCCTTTCGTTTTCATACTCAATCGGCCAGTTCGTAAGCTCTCGCTCCAACTCGGCAATCCGCGACTTCAACGATGCGATCTCTGCCGCTTGCATCTCAACCACGCTTTCAAGATAGTCAATCGCCATCCACGGGTTGAGCTTCTTGGCTAGTGCCATTCGCTTTGCCGCTTCCTCTTCGATCGTTGCCATTGCGTCACGTCTCCCGACTCGGTAAGTCTAGCCAACTTTGAGAAAATCACCGGACGACTCGTCCGGCCTATTGTGCAAGTATCGATCGGTGATTGAGATCGACGAATGACCCAGCGTTGAGCTGACTAGCTTCAGCGGCGCGCCGTGGTCGAGTGAGTGTGTGGCGTGGCTATGCCTGAACCAGTGCGGCGAGAGCTTGTCCGTGATGCCTGCGCGCTTCGCCGTAGCCTTGACGATACTCCACGCCCTCTGACGGGTGATCGGAAAGATACGCTCGCTATTCTCTGCCCCGTCACGAATATCCTGCAACGCTGACACAAGCGTTAGCGGTATCTGTACCACTCGCGTCTTGCCGCCTTTGCCGAATAGCGTGACTTGGCCTTGCTCCGGCTTGACGACCAGATCCGCCCAGGTGATCGTTACCACTTCCGATATGCGGCCTGCCGTGCGATACATCATACGGATGAGTGCCTTGTCGCGAGGACTCCAAGCCGCCATCGTAAGCCTCAGTACCTCCTCTTCGGTCAGGATGCGTTCGTTGAGGGTATCCTTGCTTTGAGGTGCTCTCAGCAAAGCTGCCACGTTGACGCGCACATATCCGATCTTGTGGCAGAAGCTGTACAACGACTTGACCGACGCTATCCGCTGCGCCTGAGTTGCCGGACGCATCGACGAGAGCGACTCGGTGAAAATCAGCAGGTCATTCAGCGTCATCTCGCAGATCTGGCGACCAGTCACTTCGAAGAGGCGACGCACTGATAACTGGTACTGGTACACGGTCTTTGCGTTGCGCTTCGTCGCCAGCCATAGCGCGATGACCTGATCGTCATTCGCGGCATCAGCTACGGACATATCACCTGCATTGCGGATGAGCTGCCGTGGCTGTTCTGGTTCGTATCTCTGGATATTCGACATAGCTCAGTTCCCTTTTCCCAAGATATCCGTAACTGTCTTCTCGACATCCGCATAGACAACGTCGTATGGTCGATCGGCATCGATGAACATCAGTTCGCCTGTCCACGAATGCGTATACTTCGCCGGATCGCGTCGAATAGCTTCGTACGCTCCCCACGCTCGAAACAGTTCTTCACGTTCACGATCCGTCATTGATCGCTTCTCGCGATCCTCAATGCGTCTGCATATCGTGTCAAAAGGCGCGTAGAATATGATCGTAGCTGACACTGATACGCTGTTCATCGCCACGTCGTTCAGTTCGATCAGCCAGTCAAGATCGACGTTGCCAGACTTGCCCTTCGCGCTTCCCTGGTAGACCATCGTTGACAGCGGCCCACGGTCGCAGATGATGTGGTCGTCTTCGAGCCATTCGCGGACCTCCGCCATATGCAGACGGCGATCAGCGCAATAGAGCATCGTCTGCGTCGTCACGTCAGCGTGTCGCGAGGTGGCCAGATCGCGTATTGAGCCGTCAAATGGCTCACTTGTTGTTTCCACATCTAGCGCGATGTAGACAGCACCGATAACGCTCGACTTGCCGATGCCATCCGGCCCTTCAAAGAATATGAGTTTATGCTTCTGGTTCATTGCGATCCTTTCTTGCTTGTGAGCGTTCGATTGCCTTGGTGAGCAAGATACGCGTATCGTCGTCTGTTGCGTCAACAGGCATTTTGTGACCATCGAGAAGTCTGACGATTTGCGCCACGTCTCGATCTTCATTGAGGTCGTAAAGACCTGCGTAGAATGACGGAATAGTAACGGTCACTGAAGAGCTTGAGTCAGTGTCTGGCGACACCGCGAAGTGAAATCGAAGTTCGTATGCAGTGCCGGATTCGGTCAGATCGCGCACCGGATCAAGCGTGTAAGTTGTGGTTGTTTGCATTGTGATAGTCATTGTGCTTCCTGTTTTCTCGTCGTCAGGATGGCCTACAATCGATTATTGCAAGCCATCCCAGTGGTTAGTATGAGCGGCCAAACTGGCCACGCGCTCAACCTCAGTATCCTCCACCGTCGCTGCCGTCATCTCTCGTCCACCACATCCACAGAAGCGCAACGATAAATCCACCGATGATGATCATCTTGCACCTCCGTTGCAGCCGTCGTTAAATGCCGACTCGACGACGCGCACCAACCACATCCCAAAGTACGCGCGCTGATGAGGATTGCCGCTGATCGAGTACGCGCGCACGAGTCCAGCCAACGTCATATTCGGGGCTTCGTCGTGCCACGCTGCCAACCTGATGTCACCGATGATCGATGATCCGGCAATCGAGTACTGCACCGCAGCCGATGCGGACTCGTGGACGAAAAACGCATCACGCGATCCGCCGACGACGCGCAGGTATTGCACAGCGTCTACCGGCTGGAGGTATCCGTATGCTCTGCCCTGGACGATCACAGATCGGCGAAGCGGCTGATGCGTGGTGATCGTTTCCGGCCGATAGACGCACACCGGCCCTCCGGGTGCATCGAATGACTGGGCGTGGGCGGGAATAGCCAGTGCGACTATCCCAAGTATCGTTGCGAGTATTGCTTTCATAGTCCTC